TCCCCCCAACCCACTACAATGTCCACCCATCCGGAGCCCACCCCATGGCAATCACCCAAGAGCAGATCATCCACGTCATCCAGGCCGGCCTCGACATCCGCCTCCGCCACAACGCCGACATGGCGGCAATCCGCGCCCAATTAGTCGCCTTCGCCACCGGCGGCCTCCAGGCCCAAGACCTAATCGATACCCTATGGGCCACGACCCTCGACCCCGAGGCGACCATCGGCAAAGCCTGCGGGACGCTAGACTACTACCAGCACCATTATGCCCTAAGGGCGCGAAAGAACCTCGCCGAACGCCAACGCAAACGGCGGAGGCGACAGGCCGACCCAACAAGCAATCCAAGTAGCCCCCAGACGCCCGACTCCCAACCCGACAGCCCATTCCCATACCCATTCACTCCCACCATACCGCCGCCTCCCCTAGCCCTTGCGCCAAGCCAACTCTCGGCCCTAGCCAGCGCCGGTCTCGGCCGCCAGCCCAGCCCCGAGGATTTCGTCAACCCAATCGACGACATCAGCGACGAAGCGGCGGCAAAGGCCCTAGAGATTGCCCTAGCGGCCAAGGGCAGGCAGCAGGGTTAGCGGCCAAGGCGCGAGGGCCAAGGCGACATGATGCTGGTCACCTGCCCATGCCGAAAAGGCACGGGGCTATGACTAAATTGATGGTTGCAATCGGCGGCAACACCACAACTTATGCGATTAAGCCATTGACACGCCTTCGCGCCCATGCCATGGTGCCATTCCGATCACAATGTGGCCTAATCCAATGACCAACCACAAGCCTGCCAGTCCGACCAAAATTCTTTTTTGCGAGACTTACGAGCGGCATTTGCGCCGCTTATGGGCTTGGACTCGGGATGCCAACAAACTAGCCGAGTTCATGCGCAGCGTTGAGCAGACTCTAGACGGCGGCAATACCTGGAGTCGCAGCGGTGAAGCTTATGACGCCACACTGGCCGAATTGGGCCTCCCCAAAAAGACAAGTCTCAAAGCCCTGCAATCGATGCCAGTTGGGGAGCCTGCTCAATGACCAAATCCCTCAAACTCGCCCGCCCGCCCGGCCCCTTCCTGGTCCTAGTCCTCGACCCCGACGGCCGTCTGGCAATCCAAGGCGCCAACGGCAAGTCGATTCCGCTTCGCGACTTCAACCCGCGCCAGACCCTCGAGGCACGGCTTGCCAGCCAAGCCCAGACCGCCAAGACCATATCGGCCATAGCAGCCCAGGCTCCCCAGCCAAAGGCTCCAGCCCCCAAGCCAAAGCCCCTAGCCAAGACCGCGCCGCCACTGACCTCTTGGCGTAGCCTGGGCGGCGGGATACAGGTAAGGCAAATTCCCCCAGGGCTGTCCGGAAAGCAATTCGCGGCCCTGATGCCAGCGGCAATGCCGCTGCCCATGCCAGTTAACTCCTCCCAGATTGACTTCTAACCAACTCCCCCGGAGCCCCTGTGATGCCCAAGCCCCAATTCCCCCTCGCGCCCAAATTCCGCCTATCCCAGAACCTCGACGGGTCCGAGTCCTTCGAGTTCGAGGTCATCGACCCGAACGACGAGCCCATATGGGCGAGCCTAATCGGCCTAACAGGGCTCTGCCTTGGCGGGATATTCATCGGCTGCTTGGCGGCGTTTATGGTCATTTGGCTAGCCTAGCAGCCAGCCCATTCATGCTAGCCCATATGTCCTTCGGAGCCCAACAATGCACATTTCCCAACTCCTAATCTCCATCGAGCAGGCCAACTGCGAACTAACGGTCATGAGATTCTCCGAGCCCTTCATGCGTCCGAACATATGGGATGTCGTGCTGCGCTACACGGACGGCAACGGCACCAAGATCGAAACGCACAAAAAAGGGGAGGTATTCGTGGAGGCCCTCGAGGCAGCCTGGGCTGCATTTTCGATCTTGGCCAAAAATGGCCTCCCAGCTGGGGCACTATTGGCGCCAATCGAGCCATGCGGCCAATCCTGCCAGCCCAGCCTGCCGACCTTTGCCACCTGCTATGACTCCCGGTGAACAGCAGGCCAAGAGCCTGATCTACAGTCCCAAGGGCTGCTGGCTGATCGCGACCGACTACGGAACCTGGGGCGCGTTCGACTATGCCCGGAAATGGCTGGGGGAATTAGACAGCCCCGAGGCGATTGTGAAAATGCTGGCCCAAGCCAAAGCTGCCAGCCCAGCGGCCAGCCCAGCGGCCAAGGCTGCCATATCTGCCGGCGAAATCGACTTCTAGGACACTTCTAAACCAAAAGGATTACCCAATGCTTGTCGTTGCGACTGTAATCGGAGCTTTGCTGCTGCTGGCCCTGCTTGCCGGCCCGAGGGGCCACAGGGGCCACAGAGGCCACTAAGGGGCCATTTGCAACTCCAGGAGTCTAACCCACAATGCCCAATCATAGCCGAATCTGCGTCAGCGACACGAATTTGTGGCTCGCTGAAACCGAGCTCAACATCCAAGTCGAATACTCCATAACCCCAGTCGTGCCAGCCGGACACGACCAGCCCGCAAGCGGGGGTGAGATCGAGATCCTAGACGTCCGGCCATTCACAGAGAAGCCGGGCGGTAAGCGCCAATGGCTAGAATGTCCACAATGGCTGACCGAAATTCTGCTAAAGGCCATCGACGAGGAGGATTTGGATGGACACGACTGAGCAAGTGGTCATGGACGATAGCCAAGCTGCGGTGGACCATGCCCATCCAGCCCATCCAGCCCATCCCGACATGGCGGCCCTGAATGCAGCCCTGACCCCGTCCCTGCCCCCATTCGCTTGGCCGCACATTGGCGCAGCGGTGGTCAATTGCGTTCTCCTAGCCATTAGGCAGAACGCCCGCCAAGAGTTCTCCGACCAGGACTTCGAGAGACTCATGCAGATGTTGGCCTTGGCCGAGGAGTCGGCCCGAGAAGCGCCATTGCTGTGGCCCTAGGCATGAATCTGCTAATCGGCCACGACCTCGGCCTCGCATGCCGCCAATGCGGCAAGGCCTTGGGTCGACTGCCAGCCCAAGCCCGGCATAAGCGATTCTGCAGTCGCGAATGCCGACTGCAATGGCACAATCTGCGAACACGCAAGGCCAGGACCATGCTAGCGCAGATGGAACAAGAGAGCAAGGAGCCCCAGTCGTGATGCAATTCAAGACCAACATGAATAGAGTATTTCGTGCAAACACGGAGAATAGAAAACAAAGTTTCACGAAAATGCTCGCCGAGTTCGCCAGCACAATGGCCAGACAAGGCATAACTGTTTACGGCAGCGGTATCGGCGGGATTCATATGCAAATGGCCGGCCAGCATATGGTCTACAAGTCCATCCCCGAAGCAGCCGAGGCAGCAGAGAGATTCATTCTGGGAGAGGATCAATGACGGAGCAGCAAATGCCAGGCGCAGCAGCGCGTGCTGCACGCAGCCGAGATTGCCTATTTGCCCCACTCGTCGGAAGCCGTTTTGTGCCGCCGGCAATGATTATTCTCAATCTTCTCCCCCAGAACTGCAAAGTCGAACTAGTGCCAGAGCAGAGCAATCCCTACGACTCCGGCGCCATTGTGGTGCAGGTCCGAACGGAACAGATACCAGCGGATGAGCTCAGGGCAATGACCGAAGACCTACTAGGCCAAGGGTTTTCGCCCGAGGACCTGGCAGCCAAGCCCTCCTGGCCACTTGGCCACCTTGCCGCCAGTGGCGGCAAGCCCTTGGCCAAAATGCGCAATACTCGGCCAGACTTGATCGGCACAGCCGAGCTTGCAAGCTTGGTGCCCTGCGAGGCCGAGTTGCGATTCGAAGGAGAATTTGTGCTGGTAGTGGTGGCCCAGTGACGATCATCGCATGGGCTATCATCGCCGCCGTCGTCATCGGCGTGGTCGGTGTCATCTGGATTCTCAAAGCCGCAGAAACGCGCGACATGGCGTTCCAACGCCGGGCCGAGGATGACGCGAAATATTGGGGCGAGCCATGAGCGAGCACGGCAGAACACAGGCAGAGCACGACGCCGCCGTGATGCAGATGCGCAGCGTTATCGAACGCGAGCAGCCTGAAACCGCCGCGCTGCGCTCCCAGCTCGCCAGCCGCGACGCCGAGATTGACGCGCTATGCCGGGTCATCAAGGCTTACACGGGGGTCCTGATCAAGACCTGCGCGCTGGTGAACGCTCTCGAGGAGGAACTCGCCAGGTTAAGAAGTCCCGCATCGTGAGTCGCCCCGTCATCCTGATCATCGGAGCCTTGCTCGGCATTGCGACGGCGGGCGCGGACGAATACCTGCAACGCAATAATGACCAGTCGTTACGGGATCGTCCGCTCCCGATTTGCGCTCTCTCTCTGTTCTCCGACGGAAAAACAGTGCTGATCGATTTCCGCAGTCCAGCGGTTACCTATAGCGGAGAGTTTCCAGTCGATGACGCAGCGCGGGTGCTTTTCGAAAGCGTTGAATTACTACGTGAGGAACAGTGCAAATGATCTCCCGCATATTTATCCTTAGCCTCCTAGTCGTCGTCGCGCCGGCGGCACAGGCAGACGAACGCCTGCCATCTGGGCAGCCGTTCCAACTGTTGAACCCGCAGGATAACCAAGCAATCATAGGTATTTTGCAGCCAATGTGCACGCTCTCGCTAAACGCAGACGGAAAGACAGCATCGATCAATTTCTGCGGCACGAAAGTCACGTTCACCGGTGATTTGCCAGTCGATGACGCGGCGAAGATGTTTTTCGAAAGCGTGGGAGCCCTGCGCCAGCCGGGGTGCGGGAAGCCATGACCAACTCTATCCTGAGCCTTGGCCCACTGCTTGGCGTCGCGACAGGGGCGGGCGCTATGGGAGCGCTTTGTATCGGCGGAATCTTGTGCTTCTTCATTGGTTTCAGGTTGATCAGCAACGGACTTGATTGTGTCAGCAGTTTTGGCATTGCTCAGGTGTTCTTTGCGCTTCCAATGTTTATCTTGGGCGGGCTGCTGATTTTATATGGTTCTAACATCGCCCCTTCTTTGTTTTGGTGGATTTGACATGGGAACGTCCATGACGCGCGCTGCCATCGTCGCCCTGCTCGCACTCAGCGCACCGGCTCAGGCATGCCATCGCTACACTGTCTGGCGGTATCACTTTGCACAGAATTGCGCGGCACAGGGGAAGCACGGATATGAACCAGTTCGGCATTTATTTAGGGCTGTTCGTCATGGGGTGCGGGACCGGCGCCTTAATAGTTCTGCTCGTATTTCGCAGGCGGATAGTCGGTCGATAGTCCAGCCCTTACCGCCAGATGCCCCAAGCCCCGAAGACATTGCGAAGTTGCGAGCAGCGCTGGAGGGAGTGAGATGAGCGACGGGTCAGCGCCGTGTTGAAGTCAATCGGTTTGGAGGGCTAGGCCAATGGCAAGCGCAGTTGAACTGGCTTATGGAATTTTGTGGCGGATTGTGACTAGCGACAAGCAGATACATCTGGCGAGGAAATTACTTCTCGACGGCCTCGGCAAGGACGGCCAGCGGCGAGGGATAGAGGCGGCGATTGAGCAACTCGGACTGGTCGGCCACGACGACGGCGCCTCTGTGTCCGACCCCTACACCCGCGCCGCCCGCGACGTGATCGCCGAGCGCCTGCGCCAGATTAGCGAGGAGGGCTTTACCCCAGAGTATGATGATCTATACAAGAATGGCAGTCTTGCCTTAGCTGCGGCCTGCTATGCGATCGCCTCAGATTGCGACGACAAAGAAAGAAAATCCCTCGATCCCTCCTGTGTCTTCTGGAGCACAACCGATGCAGCGTTTGTTTGGCAAAAAATGTGGCCTTTTCCTATCGGCTGGTGGAAGCCCAAGGATCGTCGTCGCGATCTCGTCCGCGCCGGCGCGCTGATCCTCGCCGAGATCGAGCGCCTTGATCGCGCAAGCGCAGGGAGTAATGAACATGGTTGAGCATGTCCTCAAAACAACCATAACGGTATGGGACGCGATCGAGAGCGGCCAGAAGCGTTTCGAGGTTCGCCGAAATGATCGGTTCTTTCAGCAGGGCGATATTGTCGTGCTGAGGAAATGGGACGCCGAATATCACTGGTATGCCCCAAATGAAGGGCGCAAGTTTACAACTTGCGATCTGAGATTCAGGATCGGCTGGATGCTCCAAGGCGGTCAATTCGGGGTTGAACCCGGATACGTCGTGTTTCAACTGGAGCCGGCGCCATGACCCCCAACCCCACAAGCCCGACGACACTGGTGGATGAGTTCGAGCGTCTTTTGAAGCACTATGCTGATGGTTGCGTTCTCGCGATGTCGGAACACCGCCATATTATTTCAACCGACTTTGACGCGCGAAAGAAGGCTGTGATTAATGCTTACCTCGCCGCGCTGCACCGCTCCCACGCCGCGAGCGGGGAATACGCGCGGGGGCTTCGTGATGCGGCCCAAGTGGCATTGGAGCCAAGAGGGCGCCCGACGCCGGGCGCCTGCTCTTGCGTCGAGCAGGAGGCAATCGCCGATGAATTGGACCGAGTCAGGGACGCGATCTTCGATGTGTTCTGCCCCAGCATAAGATGGTCCCTAGAAGATGCGGAATTGTATTACTGGGCTGCAAAAGCTGCAATCGCTGTGATGAATCCCTTCCCCTCCCCCCGAATCGCCGCCCTCGAAGCGGAGAACGTGGAGTTGAGGACGCATCTTGTTCTCGACGCGCAAGCCCTAAAGCCATTCGCCGATGCGGTTTACAATGACAACGGTGACATGACCGTTGGGCCGGTGCTGGACAATTATGAAAGCTGCTGTCGGGCTTATAGCGCCGAGAAACGACTCCGCGCTTACTTCGCCAAACATCCGCTCGCCGAAGGGCAGTCGGCGACGGTGCGGGAGGATAGGGAATGCTGACCATCGCAGACTTTCAACGCGAGTCGAACCGCATCGAAGGCATTCCGCACGTTCGCAAGGGCGAGATTGAGGCGCTGGAAACCTTCCTACGATGTGATCCGGTGTGCGTCGCTGATCTCCAAGCCTACGTTAAGGTCGTCCAGCCGAACGCTGTCTTGCGGGCGACGCCGGACGTTCCGGGAGTTCGTGTCGGCCGTCACATTGCGCCGCCATCAGGGCCACAAATCGTCGCCGACCTGGAGCGGATTCTTGGCGCGGCAAACAGCGGGGCGCTGAGCGCCTACGCCGTGCATTGCCTCTACGAAACCCTGCACCCGTTCACCGACGGCAACGGGCGCTCTGGGCGGGCACTATGGCTCTGGATGCGCGGGGGCTACGCGCCGCTGGGCTTTCTGCATCAATGGTATTATGAGACGCTAGAGCGGCGTGCACAGTAGGAGGCAATTGTGACGACTTCGGAAGAACTGGCTGATATTATGGTCGAGGAAGAAATTGCGCTTGGCGCGAGTAGACTGCTAAATCAGCCGGAGCTTATACAGGATATAATCCCTGGCGCAGAGGCAATGGATGCCGATGGCTTGCGAACGGTTTGTTTTAAGAAGCTGGTCGCTGCCAGACTCAACGTGACACGAACTATTGTGGTTTTGCAACTGTTTCGTGCAATACATGCTCCGGAATTTGCAGACATGTGGCATGCTTGGCGCGAGGGCAAAGGGGGGAAGTGACTGATGTCTGCTGCGGTCATAGTAATTCTTTGGTCGGCCTTTGTGGGACTTGTCATCCTTGTGTGCATAATGTGGGCTAAGATTCGCACTCTGCAAATGCGTGCCATTGAGATTGAGAACGCGGCCCTTGCCACATCCCAAAGCCAAGAGGACGATTCGGTAATCAAATTCTATTCAGACGGCGATATTTTCCCAAAAGCCAAGAAAGAGCATACGGGTTTTGTGCGCTTACATTTCTTCTACAATGAAGAGCATAATAGGCTAATGAACGCAATCATGCAATACGGTCAGCAGTGTATCGACAGCGATGGCCGAGTTTTTTATACTCTCCGAAAGAAATACCTACCCACAAAGGACCAGCAATGAATAGCCCATTTGTGCCAACCCCAGAGCAGCAGGCCATCGTAGATGCCGCGAGCAATCGCCATTCGTTAATGATCCAAGCCTATGCTGGTTGTGCCAAGACGACGACCCTAGCATTGGCAGGGGGGAAGATTAAAGTCCCAGGCCTGGCCCTAGCATTCAACAAATCCATCGCGCAGGAGTTGGAAAAAAGATTCGAGCCCAATTTCGCCGTGCGGACTATGAACGGGGCCGGATTTGCGGCTCTGCGAAGACAGTTCAGCAGGGTCACGAACTGGGAAATCGACAACAAGAAGAACGGCAAGATTGTGACAGCAATGGCGAAGGAGAGGAAGATAGCCCTGGCCAGCAGCGACTGGCAAGCAGTAGTGGCCTTGGTCGGCGCGGCGCAGAATGCTGGGTTAGTGCCTCGGAGACAGGGCCAGGGCCTAGTGGACGATGACTTCAGGGTCTGGGAAGACCTTGGGGATGGCCTAATGCTGCATCGGGACGACATGGGGCTATATGCTGAATTAGCCTCGACCGCCCTGGCGCGTAGTAATGAATTGACAACTCAGGGCAGGATTAGCTTTGACGACCAGATCTACTACCCGGTGGCCTTTGGGGCCGAGTTTACCCGCTATCCAGCAGTACTAGTCGATGAGGCCCAAGATCTCAATGGGCTCAATCACGAAATGATAAGGCGGAGCCTGAGACCAGATAGCAAGCTCGTGGTTTGCGGGGACCCTTTGCAGAGCATATATGCCTTTCGTGGCAGCGTTAACGAGTCGATGAAAAAAATGCTGGGGCTGCGAAATGAATGGGAGCATCTGGCATTGAGGGTCACGTTCCGCTGCCCGAGGATAGTGGTGCGACGGCAGCAGACTCATGCGCCTGGGTTCACAGCAGCGGCGGGGTGCAGGGATGGCCTTTGGCAAAGACTAGGCAGGGCCGAGGACCAATTGAGCTGGAACCGGCAAGACATTCCCCAAATCGGCACCGTGGCTGTGCTTTGCCGCAATAATGCCCCATTGCTGGGGCTTGCGTTCAAACTCTTAGCCCAGAGAATCGGCGTCGTCATGCTGGGCCGAGACCTCGGTAAGGGCCTAGTGGGGCTCTGCAGAAAGATCGAACCAGTCGGAAGTACAAGTGCGGCCACATTCGCGGCAAAGCTCGATGCCTGGGCGGAGAAAGAGATCTCATTAGCCGAGGCTAACGGGCTAGATGCTAATGTGGAATCCATATGGGACAGGGCGGGCTGTATCCGGACTGTGATTGGTAGCTGTGACCCAAGAACTGTCGATGACATATGTGCGCAACTGGAGGCCCTATTTGCTCGCGAGACTGGGCTAGTAACTCTGTCCTCGATCCACAAGGCTAAAGGCCGTGAGTGGGATTGTGTAATCCATCTCGACCCATGGCGACTGCCTAGCCGCCAAGCCAAGGATGCCGCCCTACTGGGCAATTTGCGGCCAATGCAGCAGGAGAGGAACTTACTGTATGTCTGCGAGACTAGGACGAGGAATTGGCTCATTGAGGCAAATCTGGCAGACTTTGCAAGGGGCAAGGCCATGGTTGATTAGACCAAGCGTGGCCTAGGCCCATTGGCCTTGACCACAATCTCCCGCCCGCCCATAATCCCCCTTCACCCCGAGCCTCCGCGATGCCCCGCACAATGCCCCTTACGATCTCATTCTACGAGTTCTCAATCTCAAAACCCTACCACGAGGGCTTTGCGATCTCGCAGGCCGAGGCGCAGATATTGAACACCGCAAAGCGAGACGCCCTGGCGGCCCAAGGGGCCAAAGAACTGGCCAAAATGCGCCCTCAGGGCGAGCAGGGGCTGTTGAGCAGCCAACAGCTTGAGGCCCTGACACTTTTGATTGCGGACCTGGACATGCAATTCGCATTCAAATTGCGTCCAAATCCGCGCCCGCGCAGTGGGACACTGAATCAGGAAATCCAACTCGTGGCTATGGAACGCGTCGAGGCCGAGGCGAGGAAATTAGGGCTTAAGCTCAGCTCGCAGCAGTTCGAGGCCGCAGTGCAGGAATGGCGCGCCGATGGGGCGATCATTGGCGAGGCTAGGAGGAGATTCGAGGAAAGGCTCAAAATCAACACCATGCCTTTGAGTGAACTCTTTGGAGAGCAGCCCGGTGGCTGAGGCTAGCCAACAGGGCATGGGTATGGCCCTGGTGGCCCTGGCGGCCCCAGAGGCCAACTCCTGGCCTCTGCTCACCGACGATGACTTCATGGGGCTGCTTTGGCAGGCCCTCGGGAGCCCCTATGGGCTGCTAGTCCAAGCCAGCAACCCCGATGCATTCCGCCAGCGCTGCTACGTCCTGCGACGCAACAGCCTAGACGAAAGGCTCAAGGACTTGACATTTCGCGGCAGCCCATTTACTAGCGGTAATCTTTGCATTGTCAAACAATCTGCCATGATGCCAAAGAGCGAGACCAAAAAGCATGTCTAAGCGAACCGAGAAGCCAACTGTCGCCAGGCATTTGAAACTCTATGAAGAGGACTGGCTGTTTCTGTGTGAGCATTATGGGCCAGATAGTCCGACCAAATACGGCCCAGGGGCTGTGGTAAGAGAATTGCTCCATGCGCGGATTAAGGCCATTAAGGCGACAATGACTCGGGCCGTTGAGCACTCACAGGTCGAGGACCAAGCCCAAGTGAGCGAGCAACTGATTGCCAAGATGGAAGCCCAGGCACGGGGGCAGCAGCCATGAGCGACCTAAAGGGCCAAATTCCCCAGTCGAATGCACTTAGCGAGGCCACTCCAGAGTCACTAAGTGAACTATTTGCGACTAACCCAGAGCAACTCGATCCAAGGACCGAGGCTGGAGCAGTGAGACTAAAACGCATGGTCGAGGCCCTGAGGAAAATGTATGGGGCCTGGGCGCTGAGCGAGCAACAGGCCAAGCTGCCCAAGGCCAAGGCCAAGCCACCAGCTGCGAAACTCAGCGCCCCCGTCAGCAGTGAAGGGCTGGACTTCTAATGCCCCAGCCAGCGAGCCAGCCCCAGGCTAACTGGGCCGATCCCCGATTCAGCCCAGTCCTGCTCAATTTACAGGTCAAAATCAATTCCTCCTCCCTCGGGCCGTTCAAAAAATGCCCCCGATATTATCAGTACACCATCATCGATCAGCTGCAAAGTCGCGCCAGCAGTGTCCACTTGACCTTCGGAACCCTAATTCACGAGGCTATTGGAGCCTACGAGGCCAAGAGACTCGCTGGCGCCGATCACGAGTCGGCCCTGTTGCAGGTCGTCCACAGCGTGCTGTTGCGGACATGGAATGTCAAACTGGGTCGTGGCTGGCAGAGCGGCCACGCGGACAAAAACCGCGAGGGGCTGATTAGGACAATTGTGTGGTATCTGGACGCGCAGAGAGACTCGGCCTTACAGACCTTGCAGCTGCCTAGCGGCCCCGCGATCGAGTTGAGATTCGAGTTCGACTCTGGCTACACAGCCAGCACAGGAGAACGAATCACATTCTATGGGACCCTAGATCGGCTAGTCGAGATCAGCAACAGGCCCTATATCCTAGATACCAAAACGACTGGTTATAAAGTCGATACGGGATTTTTCAATCGGTTCAGCCCTGATAATCAGTTTAGCCTCTACATCCTCGCGGCCAAGGTCGCATTCGCGGTTCCGGCTGAGGGGCTAATCTGCGACGCCATCCAGGTCGGGGCGACCTTTTCGCGATTCCAGCGGGGTATAATCCCCCGAACGGATGAGCAGGTTAATGAATGGCTCCACGATGCCCACTGGTGGCTAGGGCAGATGGATTCCTGTGCCCAGAAAGGCCATTGGCCGATGAATGACAAGTCTTGTGGACTCTTTGGTGGCTGCGAGTTCAGGGAGATCTGCGGAACCGCGCCAAAGGCAAGGGGGCTCTGGCTGGGGCAGAGTTTCGAGACCAAAGAGGCCAGCGGGGCTGGCGGAGCTAACGAACCCAATGAATTTGTGATTTGAGCCTTTACTCGAGGAGCCCAGCCCAATGCCAACCTTTGAGACCTATTCGGAATCTCCCAGCCCAATCAAGATGATCTATATGGGCCACAGCGGAGCTGGCAAGACTGGCTCCTTAGCCAGCCTGGCCGCTACAGGATATAATGTCAGGATTCTTAATCTGGAGAAAGGAATCGAGATCCTAGCCGGATATGCCCGCGATCCTCGGAGTCCGTATCTGAAGGCCAACCCTGGGCATTGGAGCGCAGAGCAAGCCAAGGGCTTGGCCGGACGGATTTCCTACGTGACCATCGATGAGCCTGTGCATGTTATTAAGAGCCCCAAAGGGGCGGAACTGATTCCCAAGGGCGAAATGTGGGGCAAAGTTAGCGAGCAATTGAATGACTGGAAAGACGGCGCCAGCAGTTTGGGCAACATCGACACCTGGACCGGCAATGACGTGTTAGTCATTGATTCATTGACCCGGCTCTCGCAGGCAGCGTTTAATTTCCAGCTCAAACTTGGCGGCAGGCTTAACGGCAGGCCAGAGCAGGCCGACTACGGGCTGGCTCAAAGGAGCCTATTAAGGCTCTTGGAATTATTCTATTCCGACAGTGTGAAGTGCAACATTGTTATTATCTGTCATATCAAATATATCGAAACCGAGGCAGGACCAACGCGGGGCTTCCCGGAGACAATCGGGAATGCCATTAGCCCTAAGGTCGGGCAGTATTTCAACCATGCCCTGCTGGCCAAGTCCTCCGGCAGCGGTGAGGCGACTAAGAGAGTCATTTTGACCAATACCTCTGGGATGATCGAGCTGAAATCCGCAGCGCCATTGCAGGTCAAGGCGGAATATGACCTGAGCACGGGATTAGCTGATTATTTTAGAGATGTAAAGGGGGGCTATCCGAATCGTGCGAGGGAATAGACTTTTAACCTAAGAGGAGCACCAACATGACCAAGAACATACAGCAGCTCAAGGCGATTGATCTAGGAGCACTCCAGAACACCTTAGCAACAGCCAAGCGGACTTTGGCCTCTGATGCCAAGACCTTGGCTAAGGCCCAAGATGCGTTTGATCGATCTCGGACAGCGTTCGCCTCCGCCCATGAGGCTCTCAAGTCAGCATCGCGGACGATCTTGGATTGAGGAGTCCAGAACATGAAACGCCAATCGAAGGCCGAGGAGGCCCTGAGCAAACAGGTCAAATCAATCACGATTCAGCTCACCGATCATGATCGCCAGATTGCCATGTTAACGGCCCAAAAGGCGACCCTATTTCGACTCAAGGACGAGATCGAAATTGAAATCGAGCGCCTCAAGCAGGAGCGGCTGCATGCCAGCGAGACGAGGAAGCCATGATCGAGGCCCTGATGGTAGTCGGTCTGCTACTCACCAGTTCGGTCGCGTATTTCTATTGGCGAGCGTGGCGCCGAGCCGAGCAGCAGCTCGCAGCTTACGAACATGAGCAAATGGGGATATTCGCTCTATCCGATGCTGGCCGATTATCACGACCTCCAGCATTATAATTGAGGAATTGGGCACCCACAGGCCCAATTGCGTAGTTGTGAGCCCGTTCGCGGGAGCGGCAGCATAGGTCAAGATCGGCCCTTGATGCTAATCCGCAATCGAACTCTCACTTTCCGCAACAGCCAAACCAGCACAGGAACGAAAAATGGTCGATTTTTCAGCAATGCTACAGAAATCCCCCGAGGCCCTTCCGAAGCCGCCAGCCTTGCCTGTCGGCAACTATGGCGGGACGATTATTCGATACGAGTTCGGGGACAAGAACAAAAACAACACCCCATACTGTCGGGTGTTTGTCAAACTCCACACCTGGCCGGACGAAGTCCCCGAGGATGAGCGGGCCGGACGCGGCAGCCTCGGCCAATTGAGCCGAGACTACTATCTCCGTGATAAGGACGGCGGAGATGGGATCCAGTGGATGCTGGCGGAATTGCTGCGCAGCTGTGGCCTCAGTGGCCGCCCGATGGAGGAACTGATCCCGGAACTCAACGGTAAAGAGGTCATTGCCGGGGTCAAGCAGTATATCAACGAGAAGACCTCTGAGATCGGCAACGACATCTCTAGGCTCACGGGTCAAGGAGGCTAGCCAGTAGCGGGCTCGTGGCCCAGCTACTAGCCACGAGCCCATTCCAGTAGAGGGAGCACCAGTGACCGATACGATTCATATCCACAGACTGCGTGTTGTCGCTGAGCATGCAGCCAGCAACAAGGCAGTCCTTGCCGTTAATCTCTGCGATCTTGTCCATTTGCTTGGCCTCTATGACGCCATGCTCGACAGTTTGCAGGATTTGCAAAGGATTTGCTCCAGCACTTCCGAATTGGAAATCATCGATGATATTCTGGCCAAAATTGGAGCTTTGTAATAATGCCAATCCAAAATACATATCAGCGCGTTCCTCTTGAACAAATCGCCATTGCGCGAGATGCGCGGCAGAGGCGAGACATTGCCCTGGACGCGAACTTTGTCGGTTCGATCAAGAGGCATGGTGTGCTGGTGCCGATAATTGTGGGGCCAAATAGCGAGGCAGCAATCAGCAGTAGCGCGGGCGTGGTCCTGCCGTGGCTGCTGATTGCTGGCGAGCGCAGGCTCGAGGCCTCGCGTCAATGTGGCTTTGCGGACATTCCTGTGCGATTCGCCTCGGAATTGACTCTAGTCGAGCGCCAGCTCTTCGAGCTCGAGGAAAACGTCAAGAGACGCGAACTGCGCTGGCAGGATGTTTGCCTCTCTGTGGCTAGGATCCATTCCCTACAGCGAGGGCTGGACCCCGACTGGCAGCGAGCCCAGACCGCCGAGTTTTGCGCCATTGATCCCAGCGCAGTCACGCATTATCTGACAATCTTCGAGGCTTGGGACGACCCGTCCGTCCAAGCCGCTGGGACATATCGGGAGGCATACAATCTGCTGCTGCGCCGAACCCAACGAGCACAAGGAGTGGCGTTGCAAGAATTGCTGGACTGGACCGAGCCCCAGCAACAGCCAGCCAGCAACAGCCAGCCAGTAGCGATGCCAGCAGCAATGGCCAGCAGCGAAGCCGCTTCGACAGAAGCACCAGTCGAGAGTGGATTACCAAGAACTGCGACCGGCCCTAGTCCCAGCCCTACTGCCACTGCTCCCAGCTCCCCGATTCTCTGCCTCGACGCCGTTGAGTGGATGAAGACATACAGTGGCCCCAAATTCAATCTTCTCCACTGCGACTTCCCTTATGGAATCGGCCTGTTCAATTCCAACGGAATCCGCTCTGGTCCACAAAGGAGCCAAATGGGCCGAGATTCTTCCTCCAGCGAAGGTTACGAGGACGAGCCAGAGTATTTCCAACTCCTTGTCGAAACCCTGGCAGCGAATCTTAATCGATTCTTTTCAATTCAGGGCCATATCATGTTCTGGTTCTCGAACAAATGGGAGATCGAGGCACGGGTGCGTGCCAAGTTTGCCGAGTTGGCCCCGAGCATTTCGTGGAGTCGATTTCCACTGATCTGGCTCAAATCTGATAACGCTGGAATAGCCGCGAGTCCGCAATATGAGCCGAGACATATTTACGAGACCTGCCTGCTGGGCTCGCAAGGCAAAAGGCCGATTGTGCGGATCGTCAGCGATGCATACAGCGCGCCAACGGACAAGTCCATCCATGTGAGCGCCAAACCGGAGCCGATGCTAAGGCATTTCATGACGATGCTAGTTGACGAGTCCACCTCGCTGCTCGATCCAACCTGCGGCAGCGGAACGGCCCTTCGAGCAGCGGAATCCTTGGGCGCTTCTCGCATCTTGGGCTTGGAGAAAGACCCCCAGATGGCCGAACAGGCACGACGGGCACTCGAACTTGAGCGCGCAAAGCGCCGGGCTGCGAAGACCCTCCGATCGGCCCCGCTGGATTTCTAGCCATGCCAGCAGGCTCCATCGTAGCCCTATTCGACATGACTGGATATTCGGTCCGCGATTGGGCACTCGTAGGCGAGACCTGTTATTGTCTCGATATGTATAACGACGGCAGACAGGAGCAATTCCCATCCGGTGGCTCAATTACATACCTATATTGGGAGGCCTTGGACCCAACGGCCCTAGGCCAGATCGCAGCCCTCAAACCCAAGTTCCTGTTCGCATTCCCGCCTTGCACGGACTTGGCCGTGAGCGGTGCTGCACATTTTGAGTCCAAACGAGCAGAGAATCCGAGCTTCCAAGACGAGGCCCTCTATTTGGCTTTAATTGCGCCGAGCCTCGGCAAGCGTCTGGGGATTCCGTGGTTTGTGGAGAACCCAGTCGGGACGCTCTCCACCCTATGGGGCAAACCGGATCATATTTTTGAGCCTTGGGAGTTCGGAGGCTACCTGCCAGCCAGCGACACGCATCCAAAATGGCCAGAATACATCGAGGCCCGCGATGCGTATCCCAAGACGACCTGCATTTGGAGCGGAAATGGTCTCAAATGGCCCGAGCGCAGACCAGTAGAGCAGACCTGCATAGTGAGCAAGAATGGAAAGAAATGGAGTAAACAACAGGCCAATCTCGGGGGCAAGAGTTTGAGGACGAAACAGATCCGCTCAGCGACTCCGAGGGGATTCGCAAGGGCGATTTTCGAGGCCAACTATGCCAGCCAGCAGCCAAGATGACCGTGACAGCCAGCAACCCAACCTTCGCCCTGCGCGGCCAAGCGATGGACTTCTGATGACCCAGCCAACAAGTCAGCCAGCAGGCCAGCTGGCCGTCCATAGAGCCTTATCCCCATTTACCGCCCTGAGTGGCCCCTATGACGCCAAGATATTACTCGTCGGCGAAGCCTGGGGCGAAACTGAGGCCGAGTTCGGCCGTCCATTCGCCGGGGCTAGTGGGCGAGAACTATTCTCGATGTTGAGCGAAGCCACAGGGCATGAGCCAGCCTTGGCTTCTCATTGCCTTGCCGCGCATGGATATGAGTGGCTGAGGCGAAGAGAGCAGTGGCTGGCCGAGGCCAGCATCGCCATGACCAACGTGCTTGCCCTGAGGCCACAAGGCAACAATTTGGCCTCGCTCTGCAGGACTAAACCAGAACTCAAATCCCGGGGCCTTGTCCCCGACCGGCCCGAGATCATCCCAGGCAAATATCTGCACCCCAGATACCAGCCCGAACTGGATAGACTCCAAGCCGAAATTGCTGCCATTAAGCCCAACATTGTGGTTGCACTGGGTAATACTGCCTGCTGGGCTTTAGCCAATCGAACCAATATCGGCAGCATTCGTGGAGCTATCAGCCCAAGCCTGTATGGCCCTAAACTTTTGCCGACCTATCATCCTGCGGCCATGATGCGCGTCTGGTCTTGGCGGCCGATCATAATCGCCGATCTAATCAAAGCCTGGCGTGAGTCAAAGTGGCCGGAAATCCGCCGCCCCGAGCGGGAGATACTAACTAGCCCCACGATTGAAGAGGTAGAGGCTTGGACTGCTAGGACATTGGCGAAGCCGCCAAGGTTGCTGGCCAATGACATCGAAACCGCCCGAGGCTTTATCACAATGATGAGCTTCGCCGCAAGCCCCCAGGACGGAATCGTCATTCCATTTGCAAGCCTGCAGGCCCCAAATGGCTGCTATTGGCCGACACAAGCCCAAGAGGAGCGGGCCTGGGCTTGCATATGCGCCCTGCTCAGTAGCCCAATTCCCAAACTCTACCAGAATGGCATGTATGATTTGCAATACGAGGCTTGGCGCATGCGTCTGCCGGTTCGCAATGTGGCTGAGGACTCTATGCTGCTGCATCATAGTATCATGCCGGAAATGCTTAAGGGCTTAGGTTTTTTGGGCAGCATTTATAGCCAAGAACCGGCCTGGAAACTAATGCGGCTACACAAGGCCGACACGGATAAACGAGACGAGTAACTGCGAACGCACTATGGAGCTCCAATATGTTCTCATATCTTGCTAGTCCGTATTCACACGAGGCTAAATCTGTCCGCGAGGATCGATTCAGGGCTGTCGAATGTGCTTGGGTCTGGCTAATGCGCCAGCAAAAATGGACCTATTCTCCGATCGTCCATGCGCATGCAGCCGCAAAGCAATACGAGATGCCGACAGATTTTGCCTTTTGGCGCGCATACAACGAGGCCATGCTAGCCAGCAGCCATGGCCTGATTGTGCTGACCTTGCCCGGCTGGCAAGACTCCAAGGGTGTCACGGCAGAGATTGAATTTGCGCTCGCACGCAAATTGCCCATCGACTACCTTGCCGCGCAGGGCTGGGGCAAATTCTCTTGGACCGGACAATTCTAATGCCCATTGTCAAAACTCATGAGCTAACAACCCATACCCCGCTGGCCCAATTCGACTCCGACCAAATCTACTGCGGACTCGACTCTTGTCTTACATTAGAAATCTTCGAGTCCATCCAGACAATCTATGGCGCTAGCGGAGTCCCTCAGGACTGGCGGGGCATTTATTCCTTCGAGCGTGCCTTGCAGGCGCCATACTATGACCTCATGACTCGGGGCTTTCGCGTCGATGGCTGGGCGAGGCAGGAAGCCATCCAGTCCCTGCGAGAACGTATCTGCACTATCCAACAGGTGCTGGACCAGCTATCCACAGCGACGCAGGGCAGCCCGGTTAATCCACGTAGCCAGAAGCAGTTGCAGTATCTGTTCTACACCGTATTGGCGCTGCCGGAATTGTGGATCAGCATCAAGGGCGAACGCAAGCTCTCAATGGGCCGGGAAGTGCTGGAAAAACTCCACGAGCGATATTTATATTCCAGGCCATTTGTGAACTGCATCCTGACCATTCGCGATCTCGCGAAGCAATTGGAGGTATTCGAGTCCAAAATTGACTCAGATGGCCGATTCAGAGCGAGCTATAACATCGCCGGGACTGAAACTGGTCGGCCATCGTCGAGCGAAAATGCATTCGGCACTGGCCGCAATGCCCAGAATATCGCACCCAATTTGCGTCACGTCTTTGTGGCGGACCCGGAGCATGTTCTAGTTGTTGTTGACCTCGAGCAGGTGGAGGCCCGTGATGTCGGATTCTTTTGTGGGTGCCTTTTCGGTGAGTGGGGATTTCTTGACGCCTGCGAATCTGGCGACCTTCACACGAATAATGCTAAGAGAATTTGGCCCGAGCTTGGCTGGACCGGAGATCGAAAGGCTGATAAAAAAATTGCAGAACAGAACTTCTACAGGGATTTCAGCTACCGAGACATGGCAAAACGAGGAAGCCATTTGTCGAATTACATGGGGACGGCCTGGACCGCTGCTAGGTCGCTCAAGTTGCCACTTGCGATTATGGAGGATTTCCAGGCTCGCTACTGTCGAGGCGACCCCAAGCGTGGGATCGAGCCCGCGTATCCGTGCATTCCCCGCTGGTGGCGCTGGGTCGCAGAGCAACTCCAGACTACTCGCCAGCTCGTGACCCCGTTTGGCCGCCGCAGACACTTTTTCGGACGCCCCGGTGACGATACCACACTGCGAGAGGCCATTGCGTTTCTGCCCCAGAGCACGACGGCGGATCGGATGAATCTTGGCCTATGGCGGGTCTGGCGTCACGAGCCCCGAGCCCAATTACTGGCTCAAACCTATGACTCGATTACTTTTCAGGTCAGCCAAGATGACAATATCGAGGACTGTATTGGGAATGTATTGCACCTGCTCGGGGTGGAACTGTTTGGGCCAGCGCCGGATTATCGCCACTACGTCGTGCCTGGGGAGGCCAAATGGGGCTGGAACTGGGGGCCACAGAGCGAGCACAATCCCGATGGGCTGAGGAAATGGTCTCCGAGCCAACTCCTGCCGGCTCGAGCTAACGGCATGCAGAGAATGGTCTAGGCCATTGGCCTAAGCCCTGTCCTATCCTCATGTATTCCTCCGAAATCTTAGTTGGAGCCAATGTGGAGCCCCCACAGCCAGTCCGTTCCTCAACCCCGCTGCCAGAAGATTTCATATCTGATTTCTTCTCCTACACAGCAGACGTGCGTTCGCCCGAGCTGTTCCGCACCTGGACGGCCATTACGATCGTCGGGGCAGCCCTCGAGCGCAGGGTCTGGGTCCGCACAGGCCCATACGCGACGTTTCCGAATATGTTTACTCTGCTCGTGGCCCCACCCGGCACAGGCAAGAAAGTTATCGAAAAAGCCTCGGAGCTACTGGGCGAAACCCTTCGGCCGGACACGAAAATCAAGGCTTTCCATGTGGCCCCGCAGTCTATCACCAAAGCTGCCCTCATTGACACTCTCAAGGACTCCAAGCAGACCACCCTTACTCGGCAGGGCAAGACTTTCGTCTACCATGCCCTGTTTATTGGCGCCGAGGAGTTCTCGGTCCTATTGCCCAGCCACGACCCGGAGTATGAAGGAGTCCTAAACTCGCTCTGGAACAACAGCGCACTGTTTCATGAACGTCGCCGACATGGAGATCGAAAGGAAACCCTAATCGAGTTCCCGATTCTCAACATGCTCGCAGGAGTCCAGCCGAGTTTCTTGAGCCAATTGCCGCCGGAGACTTGGGCCTCGGGGCTAAGCCGCAGATTCATTATGATCTACAGCGCCGAGCAGCGCATTCGCGATCCATTCCTAGTCACAGTGGATGAGGAAGAATTGAAAGAAAAAATGCTAGCCAAGTTACGCAAGATGTCTGACCTGCAGGGTCAGATCACCTGGAGCCCAGAGGCACAAAGCACATTCACGGCCTGGGTCATGGGCGGCAGTCCGCCGAGGCCGATACATTCCAAACTCACAGCCTATGTATCGAATCGGGAAATGAATGTGATGAAACTGGCCGGAATCAGTGCAGTCAGCCGAGGCCAGATGCAAATCGCGGCCGTTGACCTGGCTCGGGCCATGGAATGGCTACTCAACGCCGAAACCATAATGCCGGACATATTCCGGGCCATGATCTCCAAGAGCGACCAAGACATCATCGATGAACTGTATTTGGCCGTTAGCTCGCTATGGAAAATCTCCAACGGCAAGCCTGTCGACGGGGCCTTTGTCTGGCATTTTGTCTCCAGCCGAACCACAAGCGACAAGGTGGAGAAGATTATCAATCTGGCGGACAAAATGCAAGCTGTGGTGAGAATCGCGGGGACGGAGAATTTCAAACCCATGCCCAGGTGGCAGATTAAGATGGAGTAAATCTGATGCTAATTGAAGTCAGAAAAAGCCCCACAGGCGGCAATGCTGACGATATATCCTGCCATGATTCCACCGGGCACAAACTACGCAACGATGCAACGATTGCCGAAGAAGGGCGACCAAATAAGAATGGAGTAAGCAAATGCAAATGCAGTGGTATCCAACGAAAAGCAATTGGTATAAGATCAGCTGTTCGCGGCAATATAGTACGCAGGCCGTGGTCGTTTATACGTTGTCGATCTTTGGCCTGCAGCTTAGGTGGTATGGGGGAAGGCGTTGATGGCGAAGCCGTGCAATGTCTTCGAATGTATGGGGTGTTATGTCCCATGACGGACCTAATCGGTCCTTTCCTTGCCACTAAGAACGTGGCCCCGCCACGCTACCACACTTGATTTTGCCAATCGTGTCCAAGGAGCTCCCATGCAGCACAAAGCCGATCCCTCTGCACTATCCAGCATCTTCTCCATCCCCAGCCTTTACGTCGATGGCTGCTTAGTCATCGGCAACGGAACGCCAATTTTGCGCCTTGTCTTCTGGGAGCAATTTGTTAATCCCAACGGGACCGAGATGCGGCCCAGAGTCGCCATCTCGATGCTAGATACCAACGCACGAGCCCTGATAAATGCCCTAGAGACATTCCTCAACGACACAGCAAGCAGTCAGCCCATTAGGAGACAATGATGATTAACAGCACAGAGCAGATTTTCAACTCCAACCCGGACTATGATCCACTGGCCAAGCTCCAGGCCCAGCAGCATATAACCGAGGACCAAGCCATGGTCACGGCCCTATTAATGCTGGGGCTGCTTGTAGGCCTGGGCCTGCTGTTGGCGGCTAGTCTACTTAGATGGATTTTCCGCTAAAGGATTGGTCCCAGAGGCAATCCCACCAATGAGAGCATTGCGCCAATTGTCGGGGTTTGCGACTGTTCGGCCAATCGATCGCAGCAATGGCCGAGGGCCAGCGGGCCGGCCCGAGCAACTAAGGGATTAGCAAAATGGAAACTCAATTTGTAATCGCAAGTCAGAACGAGCGGACCTTGGCAATCTTCGGGCTCGTGCTTGTAATAATTGCCGGATGTCTGCTATTTGGAGCAATCATAAATAAAATCTGCGGTCACTGACCACCCAACAGCGGATTGCTAGTTTGTCCCGCAATGGCGGCACCGAGCGGATATTTGAGCATCTGTGGATTTTTTGCGGCCGCGACGCCTCCATGCCATAACAATGGTGCCCCCATTCCAGCAAGGCTAACTAGATCAGGCGGCACAGTGCCGAGTATAGTATTGGCTAGATTGCCCAAATGCTCACCAGCCCACCCACCGGCTAATGCTTGAATGCCATGAGAGCCCAGTGTTTTGCCCACGGGTTTAACCGCAGCAGCATCAAGAGCAGCTCGATCAGCAGCATCAGGAACCAGCGCAGCCTTGGACTCATCGCTGAGCTTAGGCCATTTCTCCGGATGAGCAGACAGGAACCCCGCTGCGAGTTCGTTGGCAGCATCTGGGGTCTCGGCCCGCAGCCGACTAATATGCGTCGAGTCCTTGGTCATGCCGTTCCAGAGCGAGCTAGCAGCATTCCCCGGCAATATAGTCTCGTTGGCCGGATTAACATCGCTGGCGATTTTGCCCATTGTCTGCTCGCCGATTTGGTAGAGCTTATTGGCTCCGGAGTTAAAATTAGCCCATTCGTCTCCCGCGCCAGCAGCATTGGCGGAGGAGCCTAGATCTTCAGTAAGAGACTTGTATAGTCCCTTAATCATGGTCGGGTCTGCGCCCTGAATCAGCTTAGGATTGGCGACGAGGTCGCCCAGCTGGCCTCGGAGGGCTCGGGCATCCTGCCAGTCGAGGGCAACTCCGGTCCCTGTCGGCGCCATTTTGGCCAGCGTGGACTGAAGTTGCTCTGGTAGCTTGGACGACAGCAGGGCGGATAGCGGCTGTGCCTGGCCACTCTTGGTGGCCATGTCTTTTACGGTCTGGCCAAAGTTGGCCAGATTAACCGGGGTCTGCGGGCCGACTTTGGCATCGAGCGGAGCGGCAAGAGCACTTAGCTTGGTTGGCAGCTCGGTCGAGCGCCAATTGCGAACTGCATCCTGCGCAGCTTCGCCCGCCTGTTCGGCGTTCTCAGAACTCCCCAGCTTGGCAGCCACATAGCTAAACGGATTGCCGCCGAAGGCATGGATGAGCCCAGCCACTCCGAGGCCTCCAACAGCTCCAGCGATGGCAGGAGCTATTTGATTCCCCGGCAGGGCCTCGTGGGTAAGTTCCCCCACCTCGCCGCCAGCGAGCCCAGTCGCAGCGGCTTTGGCTAGCCCGGCAGGGCCAGCACCGAGCCCAAACGGCAGCATCGAGCCAACTCCACGGGCACCAGCCGCGAGCAGGTTTTCGTCCTGCCCAGTCGGGACTAGATCGGGCCTATTCGTCAGCCCAGCCTTGTTGGTAACAGCCAAAATATCATTGCTACGAGGCGCATTGGGGATGTCTGACACCAATGGGGCATTGGGATTTGCGCCGCCGGGGAGTGCACTCCGCATCCAGTCGCCAGATAGTCCGTAATTAACCGCCGAGGCGCCATGAGTCAGCCAATCTGGCAGATATTTGGCCCCGAGCGCATTCCCGACTGAGGCTAGATCGCCAATGGCGCCAGCGCCCTGCGCAACGCCTTTAAGGCCCTCGCTGGCAGTCAGGTTGACTTCACGCTGCAAGCCAGCAGGCTGTGTGACAGGAGCCGTAGCAGCAACTGGCTCCGCAGCTGGGCTGCCACCAAGACTTTTGAGCGCCTTCGAGACATCTGAATCCGACATCGAGTCGGGGAACTGAATGACTCTCCCGTTTGGCATCTGGACGATCATGCGCGCAGTCCTAGCAGTTAGAGATCAACATTATTGCCCAACTGGCACAAGGCCCTTTTCAGGATCCCAGCGATGAGTAACTCCCGGTGCAGTCCCAGCCTGCGGAACCCCCTTGACTCCTTCGCCAGAAATCTCCGTTGTGGGACTCCAGTTCTTCATGAAATCCGAATGGCTCCATTGACTCGGCCATCGAGTCATGTCGCCACCCTTAGCCTTATATTGGTCGATGGCGTCTTGCTCATGCAGGTCTTTATCGTAAAAGTTATTCCACAAATTGAAGACCTTAACCATGGCCCTCGGATCGGTGGTCAGATTGGGATTCTTCTGCAAATAGGCCACAAACTCCTGCGCATTCATACGGCTGCCGCCGACGCCAGTGAGCTGTTGCTTGAGCTGGGACATAGAGGTCCCGAGGGAAATCTTGTCGATCTCTTGGCTAGCAGCCTGAGAACCATTAGCCCATTTATCCACCGTGTCGTTGTTGACGCCCACAGCCTGAAGCAGCGAGCCCAATCGGCTATATGTATCGGCGCCGCCGCCCATCTGAGCACTATGCGCCGCGTCGATGATCGCTCGCATATTTTTGCTCAAATCCTGGCCGCTCAAAACCCGATCATCGAGGTTCTTTTCGTAGTCGGCCACATCAGCAATACGGTGCTCAGCGTAGCCTTTTTGGCCGACGCTGAGACCCTGTGGGCCAGAGGCAGTTGTCGAGTCAGCAGGACCACCTTGAATGCCGCCCAGCGTAACCGGAGCAGGAGCACCACCGGGTCCGACCGGCTGATATTCTGTAGTGGGTTTCATCACCCCAGCGGCACCATACATAGTCTCAGCCGGGATGCCAGAACCTGCCCCCAGCGCAATGATGTTCTTTTGCAATTGGGCACTCGCAGCAGCCTTGGCCTCCGGGGGAGCGTCCGGGTCAGTTGGGACCCCAGCAGTCAATGCGGGCAAGATATACTGCAGGGCCTGGCCCGCACGAGCTTGGGCTTGCGGACTGAGCAGTTTCAGTCTCCCTTGAATATTCGGCAGCAACTGGCTCACGTCTCCAGCACTTGAGGCCGCGCTGCCGCCCAACACCGCATCGAGGCCATCTTTGGCACCATGCTGGGCCTCGTTCTCGTATTGCTGTCTTGCCAGCATGGCTTGGCGCCAATTGGCTACAGCCTCACCTCCCCAAGCGGCCGCAGTCGGGTCTTTGCTCACAGCATCAAGGCCAGATTCCAAATCAGGACTACTGGCAATGATCTGGCCAGCCCGTTGGGTGCCTGCAAACTTCTGCTGCATCATTGAGGTCTGGGTTTGCAGCATACGCATTTGCATGATTTGGCTCATGGCGCCGAGCGGATTGCCACCAAAGAGGCCAGAATTATTGGGCTGGGCAACGTTGAGATCAAGATCAGGTCCGGGCATCAGTTGATACTCCTAGATGGACTAGAGGCAGACATGAGCGGATTGGGAGAGGCAGTTGGACTGGCGCCAACTGGGCCACCAGCTAGACCGCTCCCCTGCCCCTTTGCCCTCATGTCGTCAATCCGATCAGCCAGCAGCATGTGCATCCCAGCCACTCCCATATGATGAGCCGCAAGGGCCTGCATTGGGATCAACTGCTGTTCCTGTTGCTTGAGCATTTGATCTTTTTCCATAAGCCACGAGGCCAAAGCTTGGCCCCCTTGGGGCATAGCGGATTGGCCGCCTTGGGGATTCCCCGCGATCAGGGCCATAATCTGCTTCGGGTCTCCGCCCTCGGCAATGATTTTTCCCGCGCCTTTGAGCACGTCTTCAATCGTGGCCGAGTCGCCAAGCTTGGTGAGCGCATCGAGTTCGCTTCGGGCAATTCCAAGCATCTCGGCGGCGTTGGACACCTGATCAAAATGAGCCTTAGCAGCATCAGCGTGCTGTTGGGTCGGACTGGCAGGAGCGGGGGGATTAGCCCCAGCTGGACTTGCGGGTTTGGGGGCTTGTTCCAAATCCCCCGCGTCCGGCCCGTTGCCCATCTGGGCGTCGTCGGAATCGCCAGCGCCAATGCCAGGCGGCCGCGGATTAGGTCCAAGCAGCGGGTTCATGCGGGAAGTCCTTTGTTAGCCAGCAATGTTAATGTCACCACTGCCAGGAATGCTCGGCCCAAAAAATCCAGAGCTATTGAGTGCCAGCATGAGCGCAGTATTAGTCCCGGCACTACTAACTCCGCCGATGGCCCCAGTGAGCGAGTTAGCGGCCCCAATTGTCCCGGCCGCGCCAGCGGCAGCGCCCCCGATCAGAGCATTGCCTTGGTTGGCCGCCGAGGTCAGCCCCTGCTGCCCTGTCGTGGCCGCGGCATTCTCGCCTAGTTGGTTCTGACTCATAAGCATATTGTATGCCTGCAAATTGCCTTGATAGTAGTTCTGGGCCTGCTGAGCCCATGTCTGACTAGCAAGGCCCTGAGCATATTGGGCCTCGCCTTTGATCCCAGGGCCACTGCCTGCGGGGCGATTGCCAATCTGGCCGGTGCCATAGCCACTCGGCGCGATCGAGTTCTGGATCCCAAACTCACCCTGTTGTAGGGCGAATTGATACCCAGGAGTCTTCACGAGTTGATTCATCGTGGGCTTGAATGGTGCAGCGAGCGGAGATGTGAGGACATTCCCACTCGACGCACCCGTGAGCCTCTGCAAGGTCAGGTTCGCATCTTGGCCGCTGAAATTATACGGGGCCAGACTGGCCTCAGTTTGGGCAAATTCTGCGGCCTGGAGCTGCTGGGCACTAGTTGCGGCCTGCTCCTGCTCACTAGCGGCCTGTTCGCTCGCACCAGCGCCTATGGCCCCCGAGGCCACAGACCCGACGGCGCCTAATGCGCCAGCGCCTAAAACCGCTGCACCAATTCCCATGTTAGGTCTCCTGGAGATTTAGTTTGAGCAACTCCCCATCAGGCATTGCCCCAAGCCTACGAGCCAGGACTCCAAGTCGTGGTCCGTCAGCCCGAATGCCGGCTCGGAAGAACAATTCGTGGACTCCACGAGAACGCAGCAGTTCAGCCGCTGCCCGTTGCAAGCGGAGGCCCAGTCCAGGCCAATCCGGAGAAGCATAAAAAGCCGTATGGATGGCAGTGGATATACGCTCAGATTCCAGCGACGGTGCGATTATGGTGAGCAGATAGCCAAACATCCGACCATTAGACCTAGCAGTCAAGACCTGTAAGGCACCAGTGGCCTCCAAGGCACGGTGCAGTGGGATGTTTTTCTCCAAATAGGAATCTGGGAGTTCGCCGATCCGAGCCGAGTGTGCAGCAAATAATCTAGTTCCGTCAAGGAGGAATTGGTCAAGAGATTCGGTTTCGATGGTGAGATCGCAAGCTTGTCGCTGCGCTCGTGCCATTAGCATTCCTAAGGAGACCTGCTTAGCATTGAGACATAGCAATTCCAGCTGCTTACGAAATGCCTCCATATATCGCATAAGGGCCGAAACTGAGCATTGGAGATTCTGCAGGGCCAATAGCCGATACCAATCAGGATCGTGCTGGTATGGCAAACAGTGAGTAAATAGCCGAGCGCATCCAGCCTCGGAGGCTAGGTCGGCATAGTTGATCAGCAGTGCATTCGGAACCCGCCTAGCAATTTGCACTAACTTGGAGTCCAGCCGCAGTAATTGGCCGCGCAGAGTTGGGCTGGGCATTACTCCAACTCGTTCCAAACTGTCCATGACCTCTTCAACTGGCCTACGCACAATCGCAACTCGAACATCGGGTCGATATTGGACCAGCAATCGCCACCACGCCGCTGTCCCGGTTTCGCAGCTTCCAGTATAGTCCTGCTTCAGCCAGCATTTTGCATCATTTAGGCTCCGAAAATGTCTCGAGACGTCATGGGAACAATTCCAGTCCCCATAGGATAGGAAATTCGAGAGCCAATACGAGCGACTTCGGGGCAACGAAAATACAACGAACGGGCTTTGGGTCATGCGCTTGGCAGCCAAACTACACTCGCGGGTGGGCTATTGAACACCAACTGGACCTCGTCCCCGGCCATCAGCGGCACACAGCCGCCGGTGGCGCCTACGGCGAAGGACTGGCCGTTGCGGGTGATGCTCATAGTGCCAGAATTGGCGACAAAAGTCCCAGCACTGCCAGCGGTGAAAGTGAACGGGCTAACAGTTGGGGTCAGTAGGGCCGGACTTTGGCCCTGGCTGCTGGCTGTCAGAACAGTCCCGAGCAAAACCTGCCCCGAGCCTTGGACCAAAAACGCCACCAGCGAGTCCAAAGTGCCTTGGACAAAAATAACCGCACTGGAAATGGGAATCGACGCGCCCCCGGTGCGGTTCCATAGGTTGACCAAAAATCTAAACCAAGGCAGTGTAATATGGCCGCTAAGGCCATCGACCAGCGGCGCTGTCGGCAGCGGCATAATGGGCTGGTTGTTGTTCGGCTGCGCTGGCATGTTAGTTATTTCCAACCTCGGCGTCGATCCAGCCACCATTCAACGCCGCCTGCCCGGCAAAGGAATAATTGAGTTCCAGCACTGGGAACCGGCCCAGATTCATAGGCGCAAACTTTGGCTGAGTAGAATACTCGCCGATTTCGCCCGTTGACTGCATTTGGTAATTGCCGAATGTTTTGCCGTGATCGAGTGAGACCCGGAGCCCAACCTGTGGCGGCAGACCGTTAGTGTCTACCGGCCCGTTTCCGCACTCGATGTCAGCGACGAACTTAGTCAGGCGCAGATTGCGGCCGTCGCTGAGCACCGGCTGGCCCTGGGACATGCCGGATTGGATCTTGGGAAATGTCCTCGTGTAGTTGATCGGCCCTGAAACGCCATTGATAACATCATCGGTGAAATGGTCGGGATCGAGCGCATACAGCTGGCCATTCTGCCAGTCACCGACCAGAATTTCCCCATTGACATACATCCTACACTGGGCACGTTCTCGGTGCAGAGCCCCACTAGGATCTGTCCATCCCCTTTGATGCCAGCCATTCATGGGGTCATTGATACTCAAATCATAGACCCAAGTCTGGTCTCCGGACTGAAACGTGATAACATAAAAAGCATGGCCCTCTTGGGTATATGTGTATGCTATCGCGTCGGACAAATCCGCCCCTTTGCGCTTCATCTGGTTAATGGCATAACTTAGCGCATAATTGCTGATAATATCAGTCACATAGCCCCGTTGGCGGACGATAAAGTTCTGACCCTGAAGGGTCTGACTCAGCCAGACCACGTTGGTGTCAAATGCTGCGACGGAGTTTATCGCCAGACATCCATGCTCGATATACGCCCCTGGCAACAGCGCAAATGGAAAGTTCTGGTTCCCGGCGTCATACCAAAGTTCGGACTTATATTTGCCAATCAGCAGAATATTGCGCATATTGACCCAAAGGGTCTGCAGGTTGTCTGGATACCCGACCTTGGCGGCAAAGAACAGGTTGTTGAATTGCAGATTGCCCGAAATGCTCGACCCGAACAGGTTAGAGTTCAGAAACGGCCAGAGCACAAATGTGTCCAGGATGTCTACTCGCTTGGCGCCAGTAAATGTCCCAGTTGGGTCGATGAGTATAGTAAAGGCCCCGGAGGCTAGGGAAACCCTATAGCTCGTTGGAGTTCCATCGACAAGCCACAGGTCAATGCCGTTGTCGATCATGCTCACTGCGCCTGTGGAAGTGCCCAACTGGCCGATGGCAGTCCATGTCGCATTGCTGCTTTGGCTGCCCTGATAGAGCATATTCCCTGCGACGTAAAAACCAACGCCATTGGAGGCACAATAGGCGCCACGGGCAGGAACTGCACTCGCAGGGGTCCATTTGAGTCGCAGCCCTGGCCGCTGATAATGCGTCATGACTTTGGGCAGCGGCCCGTCGGATCGGTTGCTTTCAGGGAATAGATTCACGCACTTCTGCGCATTCGCGATCGGACTCCGAGCACTATAGGCACCACCAACGAGTTCCATCCGGCTCATAGCATTTGCCCAATTCAGCCTGGAGCAGTCTGCTTCCAAATCCCATTCGTGTAGCAAAGAAAAAAGCAAGTATTCTGCGTCGCTAGAGCGACAGAGCCACTGGCCGCAGTCCCTGGCGTGACGGAATTGAAGGGCACAATCTGGTCGCCAGCACTAGCGACATTGTTGGGATTGGTTTGGGCTGGGAATATATTAGCCGAGTTCGTGCCGAGGTTAGTCACATCGACCTCGAGGCCCGCGATGGCCTGCGGAAGCACACAGGAGTCCCCAGTCGTGGCGACGGTCTTGATGGCATTGAGGCCAGGGGCCAGCGCAGTCGCCCCGGGTCCGCCGCCACCGGCAAGGGCCACGAGGCCACTCTGCGAGCCAAGAGTGAGCTTGGCCAATTGCAGTAGCTCACCACCATCGATGAGCCTCGGACCAGGGAGGAACGACGCAAAGAGCGAGAATAGAGATTGGATTGCCATTCAAAGTCTCCTAGTGTTGGAATTTTTGTATTTGACAGCTTGGTTGAGAGGAGTAATAATTGCCGGCAAGTTGCGCTCTATATCCTCCACAAGCCAGCTATCAATACAGAAGTGAATCTCATGAACCGGCTCCCCGCGTCTTTCAATGTCCCCCACGGCCCGCGACGAATTTCGTCCAGATTGGTAAGTCAGTCACCAGTTCGGCCATTTTAGTAGTTCTCGTCCGAGTAGATATTATACAGCCCCCCACGCGACAGACCCGGCGGCAATTCCATCAGTGGAATATTGGTATTGCCCTTGCGAAGAGTCAGCAGTGTCGATTTGGCCATCTGCGGCAGCATGTCGCCCGGAAATGTGCCAAGGCCGTATTTGGGCCTGAGCCGCAGGCCCAAATTTGCCACAATAGCAGCGTAATACTCGAATGGCAGATTAATCACACTGGCCAGAGAGGCAAAAGAACTCGGCAGTTGCTCTCGAACCGTAATGCCTACGCTGTAAATGGCCTGACTCGGCACCGGCCACGGATACAGCAGCCCCAGCGGCCATGCCGGGTCATAAAACGCCAAGAGCGAGAACGACTGTAGAGTCTTATATGCAATGCGGTTATAATCCGCAAGTGTCGGCAGAATACGCAGAGGGTAATCAATCGGCCCGACATTTGGTCCCCCGCCAAGTATTTGCTGTCGAAAGAATGCCGACTCGATCCGATTAGGCCGACTCGTGAGTCCCACTTGGCCGATACTAATGTCCGGGGCCAGTATTGGCCCATTCGGAGGAATTTTCCCCGTCGGGCCAATGCTGTAGCTGACCTGTCCCGTCGCAGGGCCACTGAGATAAGTGACCAGATGATAGATCAAATAACTCTCGCGTTCCCACTCCTGCAGCATCCACTGGCCACGAATTGACGCATCACTGATGTCCTCAGCCCCAGGACTCTGGCCAGTACCAATGGCGCCAGAGTCCTTAAGAGCCTGTTTGCACAGGTCTCCCCAGGTGGTTTGCAGGGGCTGTAGAGCAGACATGGGCTATAGCCCAGCTCGACGAGTCTGGAGCCCAAGCCCTTTAACGACCTCCTGGGCCTTTTCGATCGCCTCCGCACTAGCGCCAGTGGCTTGGATCGCAGCCATTTCAGCATTCTGTCTCTGTGATTCTGCCAACTGCTGCTGCAGGACGGCCATCTTGTCTTCGAGGATTTCAACCTGAGTCGAACTTGCCATGGGAGGCGGAGTTTTGCCGGCAGCCGCAATGGCCTTGGCAGGATGATCGTGCCAGCCAGCAGTTCTTAGGCGTTTCTCATCTGCGGGGTTATCGGCCTGCTCCCAGATCAATTCCTTCTGCTCTCCGCTCTTGACGGGGCCAAAAGAGGTCATCTCCATTTGCGCCGCAACGATGACCCGTTCGGCTCCTTGGGGATGATACAAGAGCTTGGGATATTCTGCCTTAACATAGATCGAATTGCGGGTCTGCATATCGATCGAGTCAACATTGGCCGGGTTGGCTAGGAAGACTCCCTTATCCTCCATGACATCATAGATCGTATGGCGGCGCTTGACTTGAGGCATTGAGGAGGCTCCTTACTGGCTACTGCTGGACTGGACTAGATCGCCCTCAGGGCTGCGAGTCAGACGATTAGCGTCAAACTCGACAATGGGTGGGGCAGCCTGATCTGTTACCAGAGTAACCCATTCTGGCCGGGGCAGCCGATCCGGCACCATTGGCGTATCCCGCCAGCCAGGGCCGAGCTTACTCGCCTCCTCGGACGAGTCCACGACCGTAGCCCCGAGCCCGTCGTGATACATCATCTTGGGCCACTCGCTGATAGCTGCCATAACCGCTAGCGTCGGCATGAAATTGTGCCCAAGCCGACTCAATGCGGCAAATGCTACCTCGAGTCCATCCAAGGCCGCATGTGCCTCGTGCCAGCGCTGTGTGTATGGCTGATGCTGTGAGAGAACAATTTCGCGCAGGGCAGCCATGGGCTGAGCTTTTGCAGCAGTGGCAGTGGCCAGGGCCTGAGCCTTATTAGCCTCAGCCCTAGCCTCTGCTGTCTCACGAGTCTGCGCCAACTGCTCGTCCAGTGTCAAATTCTCATCCGAGTCCATTTGGTTTCCTTTCACAATGCAATGCCTCACAGCTGGTCCGCTACCACGCAAGCCCATTCTGGCCTAACCCAGAGATAGCCATATAGAATATCCAGTCGAGTTGCCATCTGGTCCGTCGCAATAATGTATTGCGTAACCATGCGCATTGAGCAGCCATCGAATTCCTCCCTCGCCCCCTCGTGGATACCCATCGGGATTTCCATATCTGCGATAGCCATCGTGACTGCCTCAGGCGCATAGGCGAAGTTCTTCCTATACACACTGCCCGCCGCGAGCCCGTTGGTCGGATTAACCGCAGCGCCATTGGCGGGACTTGCTGTCACGGTCTGGTACTGCACCGGCTGTCCGCCCTGCGGCGGCACAATGGCGGGGTAAATCGGAATACTCGTCGCATTCGCGGCCACATTGGCTGTGACTGCGAACTGTTCCAGCTCTCCCGTCGATTGCTTGGTGATTCGGTTGACCTTGAACACCCCAGCGATGGTGATAATATCGCCTTGAATAAGGCTTCCTGCAAGGGCATTGACGGCCAGATTGAGCCCAGTCTGGTTCGCCCCAGCGACAGTTGCGCTGCCCTGGGCCAAAGTGCCATTCGTGTGGACAATAGCAGTCTGGTCGGACATCCAGAGAAACTGCAAAGCGTCATACATCTTTCCAGTTACGAATTGGCGCGAGATCTCAGCATTCGGGTTGAGCAGACCACTTAGGCTCGCAACAACTCGAGCCTGTGTCCTTGGCCCATTGACAATCTTGCGATTGGCAATCGGAGCCGAGTTGAGATCCAAACTCGCCCCAGCATTGAGATACGTCCCTGCAACAGGACTGAGTATGTTGCCATTCGCGTCCTGATTGGCTACGAAGTTGCAGATACCGCCCTCGGCCCCAGACATGATATTGATAGCCACGGCTCCGGCCAGGCTATTGACCATCGGCGCCAGCACGCGGCGAGAGTAATCATCGAGGCTCATAGTCCGATCGACAGTCGTGAATGACACATCGACATGCTGCTGAGTAGCCAGTGTGAGCGTTGTGGACTGTTCGATAGTGTCTTGGACACTCAGCGCTGGCCCAGTCACGACCGTATAGTCGTTGGGCAGACGGATTCTGATCGCCGTGCCAGCCTTGGCCCCGCCGACTGCAAATGAATCATCATACTGCATATCGACATTCTGCATGAATGCGTTCGAGTTCTTCCACAATCTGACAGCTTCCCGCGTGATCAGATTGAGGGTAAGGATAGAATTAGCCATTTGAATCTCCATTTGCGGGCCAGCTGCCCAGCGATGCCGAAATAATTCAAGCTGGACTAGGCTTGGAGATTACGTCCGACCAGGGCTTAGCCGCCCAGAGAAACAGAGCATTTGCGACCCGCTCAGAAGGTCCACTAATGGATCTCAGCCCCGCCTACGAGGTCGTTCCTTTTCCCAAGCCTCATCGACCTGCTGCTGGCGCCGCTCCATCCAGGTCCTAGTGGCCAATTTGCTGGCCCGATCTGGGTCTCTCGGATCGATAGCCTCGTGCTGGACGCCTCTAAGTGCCGGAATGGGCTTGGGGGCAGAACTCAAGGGCTTGGCCTCGTTGAGCCTCGAGGCGAGTTTGGCCAGTTCAATGCCTTGGCGGACTGGGCTAAGATCCATCAGCCTCGCGGCTTCGCTTGGATCTTGCGCCAGTTCGTAGAGGATTTTCTCGCTCGCCCCAGTTTCCAGCGTAGCGGCGACGAGGGCCGAGTATTTGACTGGTTCCTCTTTTCCGCAGTCTTCCCAGAGCTGGGTGATCTTGGGCTGGAAGTCCTCGTAGAGGGCTTTGCCGCGCTGAACTGCTGCAAGGCAGTCAGCATCGAACTGGAGCTTTGCACTGCGTGCTGCAGCGGCCTCATCGACGGCTCGGCGAAACTCTGGTGTTTCGGTAGCCTGGGGAGTTGGGCCAGTCTTAGCGGCCAAAGTCTCCTCGAGTTGCTTGCGTTGTCCGGTCAGTTTGCCAATGCGTGACTTCAAATGCGCATTCTCGCGCTCGATGCGCTCTGCGCTTGCGAGTCTGGCGGCAATTTCTTCTGGGCTCAGGGCCTTAGCAGCAGGCGCAGCCTCGGGGCCTGGTGCTGGCCCAGGCCCCGACTCACTCCCCGCGGGCTTTACATCGGCTTCGCCGGGGTTGAGCGCCTTTGGGCTCGGGGCTTCCTCACCAACGCCACGTGTATCGACTGTGTCAGGCATTTAACTCTCTCCCTCGGCCAAGTTTTAGCGATCCGTCCAATATCAATGCCTCATGAATGCGCTGCTTAAAAGCGTCATCGTAGGGCAGCGAAAGCATCCCCGCAAGCGTGGCCCGCGCGCTTTGGACCATCGAGCCATAGTATTTGGCCACAAACGCATCTTCGAGCTGCTTCGCATTCGCCCCCGGATGCCTGCGCCGCCATTCACTGTAAGCCTCCGGGAACTTAGTCATCGTGATGTCATAGAGGTCGTGAGCCAGCTCTTGCGCTAGTTCTCTCACCATTGGATGGACATGCGCCTTGCGGCGGACAGTGCGGGGGCTAATCAAGTGTGGCTCCTGGCGCACGCATTCTAGGCTCAGTCGCGTAGGGGTTATAGTCGATCGGAGTAAATTTGTGCTGCGGAAACATACTCAGCAGCATTGCTAGTTTGAACGCATTCGGATTGGCAGCAGTGCCAGGCATGGCAGCAATCGACGCAGGAGCCGAGCTCCCATCTGGGCCATAGGCCATGCTTGGCACAGCACTGGCTGGCCCTATATTAGCCGCAACCGGATGTTGGGCCACAAACGGCTGCGCGACACTGCCAGGTGTCGATTGGCCGCTCTCGCTCGTCTCAGTCCCCTGATGCATGGGTTGGCCCGAGTTTGGGCTCCAATCTGCGTCCTGGAAATGTGGCGGATCGCCAAAGTTAGCCCCAGGATACAAGCCATACTTTGGCGCATTTGCAATTAGCCATTGCTGGCCCTGTGGTGTGTTTGCGGCAAGATCGATAGCTCGACCGTAATTGTGATAACTCTGTCCGGGCTTTGCCGCGATGCCGCCAGAGCCATCTTGTGGATATGGTATTGGTTGTCCAGCCTGTTTGGCTTGATAGTTCGCATATAGCCTGGACTGCAGATCCACGTCCCTATAGCCGCTCAGTAGGGTCGTGTCTACTCCAGCAGCCTTCGCCGCCTGTTGAAAAGCCTGCGCTTTGGAGGAGAACTGCGGATCAAGATTGGCAGTATTGGCATTTTTGGCAACATTGCTGAAGCCGTCGCGATTGGTTCCAATACCAGCAGGCGGCGTCGGGTTCCGTGCGTAACTCAACAGTCCCCGGTCAACGATGGGATTGCTCTGCGAACTGGCAGCAACGGGCGCCCCAGTGGCTCCGAGAGCATTAGGACTCGGAGGCATTGCGGCCCCACTACCAGCTGGGACTGTTGGCAATAGCAGATTCATCTAATGGCCCATTCCTGACATGTTTGGCTCCATTATCCCAGCCCATTACCGATAATGCTGCTGCGCTGATGCTCTTGCGCCAGTGGCGCAATGTGCAGATATTTGCCCTTCCTAGTCGGATCGGCAATATACCATTCATCATCTGGGGCCTTTTGTGCCCCAGGCACTGGCGAAGGCTCTGCTGGCGGATTTCCGGTAGCAGCGAGATAACTACTGCTCTGATCCGCAGCGACTTCATCGATGCTGGACTTGAGGGTTTCTTTTACCAGTTGCTCGATCATTGCCCGCAGCCCCTCCGGGTCCGCTGGCAGCAACTTGGCCTCGGCCGCAATTCGCTTTGTAACTGCATCGTAGGATTCAATGTCTCGCAACTGCTCTTTGCCGACCAATTTGAGCCTGTCCTTGGCCTTTTCGTCCAACAGCTTGACCATTGCACTCTGCATGGCCGTTAGTTGCTGCTGCAGGGCCTGCTCGCCCTGAGTTGGGCCAGTCCCCAGTGCCTGCGGTGGAACCATTCGGCGAAGCCTGAGGGCGGCCTCACTTGCTGACTCAAAGTCCATGTCTTTCATCAGCAGGTCACCAATGAGCCCAGTCAACCCCGGAGCCTGGGTTAGAATCAGCGTAAGCGCATCTCGGGCTTGGTCTCGGCGAGAGCCATATGCGGGACCAACAGTACTGGCAATGTCATACTGCCCCAGCAGAGGATTGAAGACCCGCTTCACGACCTCATTCTGGTGGCCTATTTCCTGCAAATATGCCTGCTTGAGAGTAGGATCGATCTCCAGCGCATAGTCAGTGCCATCGTTAGCCAGAATCTGCATCACTCGCTTTGTGTCATAAATCTTGGGCACGAGATCGATGATCTGCATTCCAGTGAAGATCAGGGCCTCTTCGTAGTGGTCCTGAAAATGGAAAGTCGCAGTGTCGCCCTGGTTCTGCCTAGCACTAATGGCAGCGCCGGTGCGCTCGTTGCCCTGCTGGCCCATCGAGTTCTCATGCTGGCCGGAGACAGACTCCAACTGGGCCTTGGCTGTTTCCATGCCAGTTTGATAGGCCGGGGAGAAGTTCGGCGGATCAATCCTCTGCGGAGGCGGAATCGGCACATCAGGATTGTCGGGATCCTGGTGGTTATACACCAGCAATGCTGGGTTCTTGACATTCGCAGTTTTCCAGCTCTCGATATACTCCTCAATTGCCTTAACTGGCGCCATCCATGGAACCTTCGTCTGCAAGGCAACGAACTCGACCTGACCCGAGGCGTTGAAATTGAACATCCTCTGTGCGTCTTTCATCCATCGAGTATGTCCTTTACAATCATAGCGCCCATCGAGGGTCATTTCCTCGCCGACACAGCGGATAAGGGGAATATATTTCCCCGGCCAGATGGTCTCATCCACCACTTGGCTTCCCACAATGAGTCGCCATTCTACGACCTCATCGACCACGTCCCGAATGCGTGTCTGCGGATGATCGACGATCTTTTTGCGAGAGTCCTTGTCCAGGACCAGTTTATGAAACTGACTCCTGCGCAGATTGTATCTCTCACCCATTCGAGTAAACGATATTGCTTTGTCGGGTTTCTTGATCTTGCGAAAATACTCGCATACCCGCACGAGTCCCTTACTGACCCAGTCGCTGTTAACAGTCCCCAGCCCCAGTGGCATTCCAACCATCTGATCTCGATACTCGGGATATGCTTCGTAGAGATCATCCTCCGGCACATCATCGAACACAAAGGCCCATTTGGAATCGGAGCCATTCCTCTGCTGAATGTTCGGGTCCATGAACACACTCAGCGGGTCATTGACTGGGTGGATGAAAATCTCCTGGTCCCAACTATCGGGGCCAACATAATCTGTGGCCAGTCTCCACCAGCCCTTACCTGGGCCGACCATAAAGCCCCGAGCAATATCGTAAGCGATCTGGGCCTGACTCTGATGTTCAATATGGCGCATGATATCCTGATAGACATCAGCAGACTCTTTCGTCGCCCCATTGCCCAAGGCGACGAACTTGACCGACTGTTTGTTTTTCTTCATTGTATTGGAGATGATCTTATTATGCTGCTGCACAATATTCATCGTCAGGCACGGGCGGCGCTGACCATCTCGGGCATTTTTGATCTCATTCGGCCACTGATAGTTGTTCTCCGAATCTCCCTGCTCGAATAGCAAATCTGCAATATATCTCTGGCGCGCAATAGATTCATATTCATTGACTCGATCGAATCGCTTGCGGGCCTCGGAGATGATATCGTCATCGCCCAGCGCAGCAGCGACGGTATCGATTCCTGAATCGAAAATGTCGCTCATCTATGCGGCCAGTCCAGTTGGGTCATGCCATCCATCCCAGCCCCGGCCGTTCACCCATTCCCAGCGACAGCCTGAGCTTCGCAATCATATCACTCTTGGGCCTTGTTGGGTCTTTGGCGCTGACTGCAAAATATCTCCAAGCATCTGCGCCATCTGAAGCCCAGTCATGCAGTGGCTCGTTGCTGAGATGCCCATCGATGACCCTGTATCGATAATGCCGCAGGGCATTGAGTCCATCCTCGCAGCCGTCAGCGTCCCAGTAGCAGTTCGACATCACAATCCGCGCGGCATTAATGCCATCGGTAATGCGCTGATTAGCCACAATACTCGTGCGGTAGCCAGTCTGGCGCAAAATTTCCTCAATCGTCAATTTCATCCCCAGCCTCTTGGCCTTCGCATCATGCGGCAAGTGCATGACGCCGTAGACATAGGCGCGTTTCTGGCATTCCTTAAGGAAATGAGTCAAATCCTGGCCTGTGGCTTCATAGTAGGCCAGAATCCGCCATTGCATCGAGACCCGCTGGACGAACCAGATAGCAGTATTATCCGCTCGCCCCAAGTCCCAATACGTATCCACCGGCAGGCTGCGATCATACGGGACTGTGCAGATACGGCCCTCCAGCGTCGCCCTTCGCAGTTCCTTTGCATACACGGCCCCCTCGAGTTGCTGGACTGTGTGGCCTTCCCAGATATTAAGATAATGATCGAAGTCCCGCTCTTTGTCCGATTCCATTTCCTTCCGCAAAACGCCCGGGAACCACGGATTGTCCCGCCAGGTCATTTTGACAATCGCCGACTCGTTCCTATCAGCCTCTTTGACAAATCGGACATATGTGTAATCGGTCTCCAGCTCCGGATTGAAGGTAATCCAAATCTCGCTCTGCTCTTTACGAATTGTCGGAATGAGCACACTCCACGAGTTCCGTGTGACCTTATTGGCCTCTTCGACCCAGCAGTAATCAATACCCTCGTAGGACTTGATCTTGTTGACGTTATTGCGAATGCCATCGAACGAGAACGTAGTGCCGTTGGAGCCATAAATCTTGGCCTTTTCGATAGTATAGAATCCGCTGAGGCCCAAATCGGCAATCTGGTCACTCAGCACCTTGTGAACCGATTCCTCGATAGAGTTCTGTAGCTCCCGAACGCAAAGAACCCTAACGGGCTTGACTTGCCCCAGCAGCAGCAGGGCTCTAGCGCAGCCCCAAGAGCGCCCTGCGCCACGGCCCCCGTACAGGACCTTATAGCGTTTAGGCTGGAATAGACATTCCAGCGGCTTGGGGAATTGGGCTTTTACAGGCTCGAGCATGGGGCACGGGCAAATTTTGGGGCCACACTTGATCGTGCCAAGTGTGGCCCCATTCCATTCACAGCTCTGCCGACCAAATCAGCTGCCCCGACCCATTCGCACTAGTCAGCACACAGGTCTGGCCCGCCGTCAGTCCTGAGGCTACAGTGGCCGTCATACTGGCACCGTTGATCGTGTTGGCCCCCAGCACTGCAAGAAAGCCCGTCGCCAGTGCTGTTGCAGTAGCCACATGCGTTATCGTGAACGTGGCGGTGGTCAGCGGATTTGGCGACGAGCTATACGTCGGCGCAATACGCATTGTGACTGGGAATGGGAAATACAGCTGACAAGTCGTGGTCGTTGCACCATTGCCGGCAGCACTCTGCTGGGTTCCACTCGTCGCAGACTCATTGATGGTATAATAATATCGCTGCTGATAGAGGGTTTCCTCGTTGATGGTCCTGCGATTGAAGGCACTGAGCGGAGCTTGGCTGGAATTGTAGCCCAGAGTCGCATTCACATACGAAGCCGCGGCGTTACTGCGCTTGAGTTGAATCCCCTCAAAGGCAATGTAGTCATTAGCCCCGGCTGTGCCGACTGGCGTATAGCATAGCACGGCGGCGACTTCGGTCGCAGTGGCCGGAATGGAGGCAAATGCCCCATAGCGCCCTGCAGTAGAGACTCCGCCCAGATTGACCACCGCCGCAGTAGCGTTAGTCTGGCCAGTCCATCCACTGCTACCGCCGCCTCCGGCGTTGAGGCCAAAAGCCAGCTTCTGTATGCCCTCATCGGCCCCAGTGCCATACACGATATAGGCCGTCATGTTGGCCCCGGCGGCGCTGAAATTAGCCCCCGTATAGGCATTGAAGTCCAGCTCAGCCGTCTGGCCAGCAAACGCATACGAGTTGAGACTCTCAACCTCTTGCGCCATGCACATCTGGACAACGCCAGTCTGCGCCGCCGTTCGCTGCATGACGAAGGCGTATTTGTAGCCAAGACTGAGATCAGTCGTCGCCGAGTCCCGACTCACGGTCATTGCCGTGCCAGTGCCAGACCAGTAAGCCCAGCGATCCGGCCCATAGGCAAAAGTCGTAGTGACACTAGGGCCAGTGGTGCCTCGCTGGAACAGATTCGTCGTCGCATCGCCACCGATGAGGAAATTGCCCCCACTCGGCAGCCCAGCGCCAAACACCGCCAACTGGCTAGTCGTGATGGCCTCTGAGGCCGGATTCTGGCCCCCAGTCAGATTCGTATCAGCCGGGATGGTCTCATTGCCAGTTAGCGGAATCGTCGAGGGATACTGTGTCCCCCCAGCCGGCGGAACCCCATTCGTGAACACACCTGCGGCGAAGACAGCAGCGCTGCCGCCCAGCACAATCGCCGCAGCCAGTGCCGGGCGAGCAACTTTAAGCCAAAATGCCATTTCCATTCTCCATTGCCTCAGCGCCGGCACTTGCCAGTCTGTCCATTGTTGAGTTTCATCACAGCACTGCGGAGACACTCAATCCCCGCGTTGGGATTCCGCATCGGCGGCAAGTAGCCCTCGCTACGAGTACAAGCCGCGCCTGCGTTTGGGTTAGCCCCAGCGACAGCGGACAGGCCATTACATGCATCATGTCCTGTCCCCATGGCTACAAGTGCCTCGGTGTCGTTGAGCCTAGCCATTTGCCTTACCTCCCATATCCGCCAGATTTCATCCCATGCAGCGGCTCATGTCGAACATGATGATCCGTCCCATGGTGTGGACCATGATCGCTGTAGTGGATCGGATGCTGGTCATGCAGTTCCTTGACCGCATGGCTCAATTTGGTATTCCCTGGGCCAATGGGCGAGTTCGCCGCCTCGGCCTTGGAGCCGCCCTTCATTACACTCATGTCTGCCTTGGTCTCATTCCCGACCTCACTGCCACCCTTGGCGCCAGCGGGCTTGGAGCTCACAATGCGCTTTGGCTCCATGCCTGCAGCCTTGTTCATCATAGATTCCTTTGACATTTCAGTTCTCCATTCTGGGCCACTGCCCGTTAGCGTCCGTAGCCTAGTCGATTATTAGCCTTGGCGTCGATTTTCGACTCCTGGCTCTTGCTCATACGGCCAGCGTTGACTGCCTGGCTTGCCCGAGCCTTGGCATTCGCGGCATGACTGCGGTCCGGGATTGGATAACTCCGATCCGGGCCGGCAAACTCGCTCTGGGGAAGAGTATTTCGGTCATGGGGGCTTAGTCTGGTCATTGAATGCCTCCTTAGGCTAAAAGCCCATGTGCGCCGGCGCAAGCCCAACATTGGGGCGGCCTTCGGTCCTTGGCAATCGGGGCCTTATCCCAAGGCAATGCCACGTCGGCCGCCAAGCCGCATTCTGCGCCTCCCCCAGGCTCCCGCAGACCCTATCCGCAAGCGGGGTAAGGACTTTGCAGACCTGAATCCCCCACACTGGCTGCCCCAATGCCCTCTGCACTACAGGCAGATACAAGAGCTCGAGCTCCTCAAACGCCTGCACTGTCCACGTGTATTTGATCTCCAGCACCCCCAGCCGTTGCCCTGGCACGAGTCCATCAACCTGGCAGCAGCCCCAGCCGTTGGCGTCCTCGAACTCGAACCAGATGCCCATCCGACTGCCAGATGGCAGCTCAGCGGCCACTGCTCGCTCGTAGCGAATACCTTGGGCCTTCTGGCCTCTAGGTCGCCCAAGCGGAATATGCTTTGGCCTAGCGGCCAGCTCTCGTGCCCATTTGATGCCGACAATCTGTCTCTTGGCCATGTTAATTGCCCTTAGGAGCAAGAGGAACCAGCGGGGCTGCTGGAGCAATGGCTGATTGGGCCTGGCGCATTTCTCTAATCTGCTCCTGGATTTCCTTAATCACATCCGAGCCGGGAAAAATCGACTCCAGCGTCTTCGTGAGATCATTGAGCCGGCTACTAATGGCGCTTACACGCTCCTCGCCGTTGGCGAATAGCGAGGCAATCTCAGGACGCTTGATCAGATTCCCATCAACAGAGTTGACGTGTCCCTCGATCCGGTCGAGGTCTCGCCGAGCATATTCATCTCGTAGTTTGTCTCGCTCATCGATCCTCTGGCGGTATTGCTCCTCCGCATCCTTCGTCCACATCGCGGCTGAAATGGTCGCGATGTCCTTTTCGTCCCGATCGAACCGCGTTAAGTCGTTGGCGTGCTGCGCGACAGCCGCAAGAATCGGCTGCATAAGCGTGTTGATGTCTTTAATCTCGGATTTTCGGTCGCGCGCCTCGCTCTCTACGGCCTTCTCGATTCGCGACATGTTGGAGTCGAGGTCGGTCTTGACATAGGTGGCAATTCCCAGGAGCACCACGATCGCGCCGGTCGCGACGCCGCCAAATTTCAACCAATCCGTCGGCTTGGCCGCCTGGCGATCGATCTTAGCGCCCAGCTCCCTGATCTGCTGGCCGATGTTTTCGGCGAGGGTGCCTAGGGCGCGATCCAGATTAGTAACGCGCTGATCCAGCGCGCCGAGGTCGATATGAGCACGCTCCCAGCCACGCGCAGAGGGGCTTTTGGTTTCCCCGTCCACCATGGCTTAGGCAATCGCCTGCAAGTCGGCACTGAGCTGCGTCAGGTCGAACCCGTTGGGGGCCTTACCGCTCGCCTTGGAAAGCGCATCCGGCCCCAGTACAGTGTAGAGTTCGCCCTGTGGCCCCGGCCGGCAGTACTTATCGATGGCCGCCCAAGTGATCGTGCCGATCATTCCCCAGGAATCGATCTGAACGCCCTGGGCATTATATCCCACCCCGACGAAGCAATGGCCGTAGTCCGGGTTGGCCTCCCCCGCTATATCCCAGACGAATCCACTCTGCCCAGGCATCGGATTGACCCAAGCATCCGGGAGTTCGACGCCGAAATACAGATTCTCGAACAGCCACATGGCTTGCATCTGCTCGATCTTATTCCCAGGATCGACCGCCATGTAGCCAGCGATTTTGTGCTGGCCCGGAGTGAGGCCGTTATCCTTCCAGTAGTTCAGCACCGTGACTTCGTCGCCGCCCTGATCAGTCGCGGGGTCACCCGGCACATAGCCGGTCGTCGCCGAGTAGAACGCAATGACCTGCTCTTCCGTAAACGGCACAGGACTAGCGCCGGCATTCGCTAGCAGCAGCCCCCCGGTATGAAAGGCTCCGGCTGCCGTGCAGTCGCCGAGGGTGTCGTTGCCGAGAATCCGCGCGAGCCAATCTGCGGCCGCCGCAGCGTATGTCACCTCAGACGGGGGCTTCGGCAGGCTCGCCAGCAGATAGTTGCCCAGCGACAATCTGGGGCCTCTTGCGCGGGGGCGTAGACGTCCGAGCTTGAACGTGCGGGGGATCGGCAGGCTTGAGGGTGCATCGGTCATCAGGTGGTCTCCTACGTATCGGCGGGGGCAGTGATCGGTGGCAGTCCACACGCGTTGATAAACGCCTGCGCGGCGTTGAAATCAGCCTGGCTGATATGATGGACCGTGGTCTCGTTGGCGATTATCGTGGCCGTCCAACTGCTGGCGGCTGGCGTCAAATATATTTCGACCTTGACGGAAAACAGCAGCCAGTCATCTTCCGCCACAAGTGCGAGCCTGTTGGCGCTTGCCGTGCAATTTTCGAGAGTGACACTACGAATCGCTCCGTCCTCATTGATCTCGCATGCGATCGTCGTAGCGTCGGTCTGGGTGAGAGTGATCAGCGCGCCGTCGTCTGGGGCGCTGATCTGGACTGAGGGCCAGCTAGCCATTGCTCGGCACCGTGGCTGTGGGGCCGTTTTTAGCCGCCAATTTCTGCGCGCCGATAATAGCCAGCGATATGAGTGTGCTGTAGTCAGCGTCAGATATTGTGGCTTTGTCCTGAGTCCATATGCGCTGCATGAACTCACAGATGGTCTCCGAGGTTACGTCAGTCATGTTTTGTCCAGCCGTTTTGTCTCGACACAAGTATCCAGTGGATTGTATTTTCAATCGCCTTGTGAATGGCGTATTCAATACCCACAGCTTCACTTTTTTGGATACCGGCAAGACTAAGCGACGCCGGCAATTCAACTCGCACTTCCAAGACGTTTTGTGATATTCTAGTCGTAAACATAGCACCCTTGGTTTTGCATTCCTGCGCTCCGTAACGAGCCTGCTCGCCGAAAGTCAGCGAATAGAAATCCTCATCGTTCATTGGGCGGCCCGCGAGTGCCTCATTCCAGTCGGCTTTCGCCGCCTCGAATCCTATTGGATGTCCTTGAGCGCTGGCCATGACTACACCGTCCGCAAGTTACGCCTAGCCATCTTTGCTGGCCGCCTCAGAGAAAACTCACCACCACCGTCTTGCCATTCGGCAACGTCACTTTCGTCGCCGGCGGCGTCCAGACCTTGAAGGCCCGGCCGTTCGGGGCCTTCGTGAAGCGGAACTTCGCGCTCGCTGGCGCCGGCCCGATCGCGTTACAGATGGCCTGCGACAGCGCCGCAAGATCCGCGAGGCCCGCGCTGGCCGTCGGCAGGTCGGCGGCGGTGATCATCGCCCCGACGCTGAGCGTGCTCGGCACAACCTGACAGAGTTCCTCGCAATCCTGCTGGATCGTGGCGATGTCAGCGGTGACCTGCGCGGGGGTGAGCGCGCAGGAGGAGAGCGCAAGCCCAGCGGCTGCAGTGATGGCGAGAGCGGCATTTTTCAGCATGATGAAGGTTCCTTTCCTTAGTGCTTCGTTTCAAGATACAGACAGATAAGCCCAACGACCCCATAAGCAGCGATCAACAATCCGATCGCGACAATGATCAGGTCATTGAACACGTGCTGCCTCACGGGACATGATCGGCGACCGCCGCCGAGGCGACCGACTTGGTCGCCGTGATAAGCGCCTGCGGCGCATTGGGGGGCAGGTCGGCAACCTTCTGGGCGGCAACGACAACCGGGGGCCTGGGCGGCGCGAGTGGCCCAGGCGCGGAACTGCTATCCGCATGCAATATGATATTCAGCACCCCGGCCAGTAGCCCGGCAATGGCGACCATCTGTGTCGCCTGCTCCCCGCTCACGACGCCGCTCAACGAGAGCGCGCCGGTGCCGATCGCCGCGAGGATCAGATAGGCGATGTTGAGCCACATCGAGACTTTTGGGGCAATGGACATTTTGAACCTCGCTTTTGGCGCCAGACCATTTTCCTGCAACATGATGCCTTCAGTGACCAGGTCCAGAGTCGTCGGGCTGGCCAGGTTGATGGCCGTATACGGCCCAATGCCGACCTGCTTTGCAATCGTCTCGGCATAGACGATCGGGTTATTCCCCGGCTGGCCGGCCGGAGCCCATGTCGAGGCGATCTTGAACGGGGTATTGAGCCCCTGTTCGTCATATGATTTCAGGTTCAACTGGAGCGCATCAATTCCATCCGCCGGCGTCGCGAAGATCGCAAAGCCCTTCGCATTCGCACCGCGATACCCCGGCAGGCTCTGCGTCCACTTGTCCGAGACCAGGTTGCCAGGATTATTGCTGATAACGCCGAGAGACGCCCTATTGAGCTTGGCGAAGAAATTCAGAACTGCTTGACTGGCCATGTCGGATCACTCCATGACTAAGTATGTAGTCCGGCCGGCTTCGGCCTCCCCCGCCCTAGCACTGTTCATCGCCGCCAACAGCCCTATCCAGATCACTCCGACAGCCCACAGGACATTTCTCACTTCGACTCCTTGGCTACCTTTGCCTCAGCCGCCGCCAGATCGGCCTTCAACTTGGCGTCAGCGGCTTTCAGGGCCTCCATTTCCTTGTTGGCCGCCTGGAGTTGCGCGCTGAATACCGCCGCCTGATCGAGCGCGTTGTTGCGCTGCGCCTGGAGCGCCGAGATGATGTTGGCTTGAACGTCTGGGCCAGGGGCGCCCTGCTGGGCAAAAGCAGCGGTCGAGATCAAGGCGGAAAGAATGATAATCGTCTTCATTTGGTCCTCAGTTCTGGCTGGTCTGCGCCGTCGCGGCGACGTCGAGTGTAACACATGTCCCTGACGAGACCGCAAACGCCACATAGTCGCCGGCTGTGATCGCGGGATTGCTAACTGTCCCATCGACCACCGTCGCCGCCGCGGTCACGGTCACGGTCCCGATCGTCGTCGGGGTCGCGCAGGTCGTGCTGGTGCCGCATTCGAACATCGTGATCGTGGGATTGCCGGTGCATGAGAATTGCTGCGCCGAGCCCTCGATATTATTGACCGTCGAGGCCTTGGAGAACTTGTGAAACCCGGCCTTGGCGTTGATGACGGACGTCATCAGGCCGGGCTGGAAACTGACGTGGTCGGTGGCGTTGCTGGTCAGCGCGCCGCTGGTGACCATCAGGCCGGTGCTGACCGACGTGATGCCCCCGCCAACCGTGCAGGTGCTGCCCAAGGTGCAGGTCTGCCCGTTGACCGTCGTCGCGGGATTGGCGAGGTCGGCGTTGGTGACAAGGCCCGTTGCGGTGAACGAACCGGTCGCAGTCGGGCTCGCAATCGTCGGCGAGGTCGCGAGCACATAGCCGCCACCCGTCCCGGTCGGCGCGGTCCCGTTGTTGTAAACCCCCTGCGCGGCGACGTTGATCGTGCCTTGGCCCTTCGTCGCGAGCGTGCCAAGCCCGACACCGTTCTGGAATGTGGCCTCGTTCTCCGACGTGATCGAAGCTGGGGGCGTGGCGAATATCTTGACCTCCGTCTCGAGGTCGGAACCGTCAACCCACGTTCCGGTCACGACGCCGCGAATGTCGGCCACGTCGTGCTTGACCACGGTTCCGTCGTAGCCACCCCAGCCAAAATACCCAATCTCGTTGCCTGATACGAGAGTGGTTGGCGAAGCATAAGTCCCGTCGGTGCGGAAATCCTCAAAGGAGTTCGTCGCACTGCTGGACACGCCATAAGTTGACCCGACCGAACCATCGGCCGCCTGCACTGTCCAGTTCGTGGACGCGAACAGAGCCGCTGTGCTGAGGTTGATGCTCTGCGACAGCGTCCACGAATTATTGTGCGCGTGATTGATCGACGCCACGACAGCGCCAGTCGTCGGGGAGATCGTGAGGGTTCCGTCGCTGTTCGCGACCGAATTGACATTCGCAGACACATCAATAGGTGGAGCATTTCCGACAGTCTGCGCCTTCACTGCCCCCACAGCCAGCAGCCCCAGCCAAGCTCCAATCAGCAGTCTATTCCTGAGCCGCATAGAACGCATCCCCTGCTGTTCCGTAGATATTGATCTGGCCCTGCAAGGCCACTCCGCTCGTGGCACAGTAGTACTGCTGACCCGCAGCCAACTGCACTGCGTTGGCGATATTAGCCAATGCCAGACTCGTGCCCTCGCTCACATACATAGTATGGGTGCCGTAGTTGATAATCGTGCAGCCGACCCGACTGGGTCCCCCCTGCGGACTCGGCCCAGTCGCAGCCCATATCTGCTGCCAGACATTACTCGAGGCAATAGTTGACGAACTTGGGGCGCCAGAGGTCGTCCTCGGCGCCGGCAGCGTGACAACGGGCTGCTGGGCAAAAGCGGCCACAGGCGGCAACAGTCCAGCCAATAGCCCCAGCCCGATCCCCAGCCCCAATCGGATAGATTTTCTCATATTCCCAATCTCCAATCCTAGCCCCCCTAGCCCGTGGCCCCTAACCTCAGGGCAGTGGCTGCACTGCCAATGTCACATTGCCCGTCGCAGCTGAGCCTTCTCCCGCTGTGACACGGAAATATAAATTCGCAAAGCCCGCTGCGGTAAAAGTCTGCGAGTTTACACCCACTGCCAATGCCATCAACTCCGCATTACCCGCAGTTCCGTCCGCAGCCGTGCTTACTGTCACACTAGCCGGAGTGACGACTGTCGTCCCCGTTGCCCCTGGGCCGGTAAAGACCCCCGCCGATGCGCTGGTCAATGACCCACTGGCGCCAGAAATCCTCACCGTATCGACTAGGAATCGCGTAAAGCCAGTCGGCAGCACAATCGGAAATACCGTATCGCCGACGCTGTTGAAATTTACTCCTCCAGAGACATACGAAATCGTCGGCAGCCCCAGCATTGCCTGCACGTTTGGCACAGTCAGCGCCGCCGGCACGGCCCCAGAGCCACTATTGTTCCCTACGATAGTCTTGAAGCTGATCGAGGCGAGGTTGCCGACGCCGAGCGCCGAGCCGGCGACCTGGTAGCCCGTCGCGGCGTCGACCACGCCCGCTGCGGGCGTGCTCTCGCCGACGCCGAGCGCCGAGAGGCCGCCAATGCCGGAACTCGACCATGTCGAGGAATCTGCAAACGTCAGCGTTTCCGCGAAGCTGCATCCCGTGACGACGTAGCCGGTGCGGGAGCACGACATCCAAGTGTTAGATGCGTTGTAGGCGTCGTTTACCGCTCTGAAAAAAATACTGCCAACACTATCTTCCGTGACGTCCCAATTGTGGGCGTTAGAGCCTTGCGACCCATTAGCGCGCCATTGCAGCGACGGGAGAGCGCCAACAATTTGCACGATCGGATTGAGAAGAATCGCCTGATTATTAAACGTCGCGTTTGTATAGGACAGAGGAACCACGTCGGCGCTGAAATTGCCCTGTGTGTTCGTGCCAAACACGACCCCGCTGAGGAGGACATTGTTGTCGCTTACAGTGCCGTTAATGCCGTAACCGCCATTCACAAAGACCGCATCACCAAATGTCGTCCCGGAAATGCTCGCGACAAGCGACGTGCTGTCGTTCCGGATGCCGTCTCCGGTAGAGGCGCTTCCGAGCCCGCAATTGAGAAACGAGCCGCCAGTCATCACCATATGCCAGGCGACGCCGCTCTGGAAATAAAGGCATTGCTTGGCTGCGCTGGCGAACCACGTCCCTTGAAAATACAGCCGAGAATTTGTCGATCCCGCGTCGGTTACATTAAAGCCTATGCCAGAGCCGCCCGTTGTTTCGTCTACGTCGGTCGTCGAACCAAAGAAAAGCTGCACGTTTGCAACAGCGGTGACGCTCTGGTCTACCTGAACATTTATCCCATTCTCCAGAATATCCGTCGAATCAACATTCAAGCCGCCGACATTGCCCGCGATGTCCAGCCCGATCGTGGCGCCAAGAATCGACCCTTGCGCCTGAAAATCATCTGTGAATTGCTGCCCGGCGTCGCCATTGATGATTTCGGCTTTGTTTGAGGCAAGAAAACTGTAGCCTCGCAGATGAAGCGTGTTGCCTCCGTTAAAGTGAATGCCATTATAGAAATTCGTATTGCCGCCCGAGCCGCCGATTGCGCCACCAACTGAGATGTTTGAAATATCCGTCTGGCAGGTGTCCGCGAGTTGCAGGCCGTCGCCGCCCGTCATCACGGTGCTCGATCGGATGTTCAGGCCGCGAATTGTCCAGCCATAAACTGAGCAGTAGCTATCCGCGCTATCGTTCGCGACGCCGATGATCAGCAGGTTGCCGGTCGTGGTTGATCCGGCATAGGTCAGCCGGCTATCCTGCCCATTGCCGATCAGCGAAACATAATTGACCTTCGGAAAGGTGATTGGGCTCTTGAAGATGCAATTCCCTGACGGAACATATACCGCCGATCCCGCCGTCAGCGACGCCGCCCAGTTCGTCAGCGCGGTCGTATCATCCGTCGTGCCGTCGCATTTGGCACCGAACTGCTGCGGAATCACTGGCACACTAGGAAGGAACTCCAGCGACCCACCCGAACTGGGCGAGTAAACATACCCAGTGCCCTGCTGAGCAAGCCCCGCCGACGCCAGCCCGAGTGCCAGCCCAATCCCCGCCAATATCGCCCGGACCCCTTGCCTCTTGCTCATGCCACCACCACGAAGCCGTTATTATTCCACAGCTGCCCGCTGCCGGCGCCCGGATTCACCTTCGGCAGCAGATTCCCATTCAATACCGCCGACCCAGACTGTATCTGCACCGCCACAATGGCGCCAAAGCACGAGTCGTTGCCGCTCGTGCAAATTGCCCAGGTGGACAAAAAGACCTGAGTCATCTGTGTCAGTTCCAGCACAATCATGCCCGTCGCGAACAGAAACGGCGCTGGCCCCGTCACGACGCCGTTGTTCGGGTCCTGGCCTGTGTCCACGAACCCCAGCGGATTCCCGAACGGAATCGTCGCACTCGTGGTGCTGATCCAGCCCCGGACCCTCTGCGGCCCAATCGACGCCGCGTTGCCGACGTTGCCGCTCACAGCCCATGTCCCCGGCGGCAATTCGATCGAGGTGATGTCAGTCGGAGTTGCAGTCGGCAGCGGAACGGGACTTGACTCTGGCACGACAGAGGAGACAATGGCAGGGCTGCTGGCCGCAGCCGTCTGGCCATCACCGACCTGAGTAATCTGGTCCCAGATTACATCCCCGAACTGGTCCTGGACAATCTGCCTATACTGGCCGTCGAGAGCCCAAATGGAGCATTGGCCGCTGGCGTTGAGCCCGATCGGATTGGCGTTCGGCACTAGCTGTTGGGCGTCTTGCCAGGTCACTGCCGGAGTGGTCGTGTTGGGTACATAGATATATACTAGGCCCCCCGCAAGCGGCACCCCATTGGCGTCAACGAATGTCTGCATGCCCGGAGGCATTTTGCCATATCCGGCAGGGGCTGTCACAGCCACGGCCCCCAGCCCATGCCCATGCCTGCCTCTGCTAGTCCGCCCGTGTGCAAATTACATCTCCGGCCGTTGCATTTCCGCCAGTATTGACATTCTCGGTCCCCAGGAATAGATTCGTACTACTGGCGACTGAGAATCTCTTCGTCCCCGTAAACATCTTCTGGATACTGCCTGCCGTGAAGGCTGCGGACAGGAACTGATCCCCGCTCGTGACATTACCTGGCTCGGTATTGGACTGCAGCCCGACCCAAGCCTCGAGGAAACTAAACGAAACCCCTGCATTCGGGAATGTCGTCACGATGCCCCAGCAGAGCCAATCCCCTGCCCCAATAGTCGCATAGGCCACATCCTGGGGGCTTGCCGTGGACATATTGGCCCCCGAGTGGCCGGTCTGCGTCCCGCTGCCGTTACTCGCGGCCGATATTGGACTACTGCCCGCAGTCGCGGACACAGTAATAGTCGCGCCACTTTGCCCGACCACGTAGTAATTCGCCCCCGCAGTGAAACCACTCGGCAGCCCCCCAGTAGTGGTGAAATACACAACCGTGCCGACTGGCGGTGTGTTGGTTCCCCACTGGATATTGGCCGAGCCATTCGCAAAGGTCACTATGCCACCTGCGCCAGCATAGGTAGTCTGGCAGATTTCGCCAATCTGACCGGCCCCACAGCCCGGCGGAGTGCCACTGATATTGGGGGCCACCTGGCTGCTGGAGTAGTCCCCGCTGCTAGCCACTACTGTGCCTGTGCGCCCGGAGAAAGAGTTTACAAATGCGCCGCCGTCCTTGAGGACTGTCCCGGACGTATTCGCAAAAACCGCCACGTCATTGGCGGTTGAACTCCCTGGCCCACTGACATTGCCGCCTCCGCTGGGCGTTGCCCAGACTCCGTCTCCACGCCAGTATGTCGAGCTGCTTGCTGACGTGCCGCTGGCCAAATTAGCCACCGGCAGATTGCCCGTGACGCCCCCGGTGCCAGCAGCGGCGAGATTGACTGCGGCCTGGCCTGGGCAGCCTGCGGCAGCAGTTGTGCTCAGTAGCCCGGCGCTAGAGCCACAGAGTGCCCCCTGGGTTGCTAGCCCCGAGAACGTAACGGTCCCGCTAGCCCCGAGGGTCGTAAATGCGCCCGAGCTGCGCGAACTGGCCCCGATAGGGCTAGAGTTGATATTCGAACTGCTGATGCTTGCGCCGCTGATTACGCTCGTCTGGGTCGTGGCAGGGTTGAGCAGGATCCATGAGGTCCCAGTCGAGGTCAGCATGGCCACGTAGCCGGGCTGGGCGATGTCGTTTGGCGCCAGCGCGAGCGAGCCGGATTTGACCACCGGCAGGGCCTGCGAGCCCAATGCCTGCAAGGTCACATTTGGGCTAGTATTAGCGCTGAGGGCCGTCAGCAGCAGCAGATTGGTCGTATTGCCGCAAGGCAGGGCCGGGACTGTGATCGCGTTGGGCGTGCCGCCAGCGGCTGCGTTTGCGATACACTGGACGTTTGGTTGGCTGCGGGCAGGCCCTGAGAGGCCCCAGGCCAGAGCAGTCGCGGCTAGCAGCCCAATGAGGCGGGGCTTCGAGATCATACTTTGGGGCCTGGGGCGAATGGGCTGGCACTCACTGGGCTGCTCGCTGCTAGCTCGCCCTCGATGACATTGCCCGCCTCTGGCGTCGAGGCCTTGACGAACGAAATCTGAACATTGACCGGCGCAGTCCCACTGGGGCCGCCTGGGCCACTGCTTGTTGGCTCCACCAATAGCAGCTTAATCGCCTCCATTAATTCTCGGTGGGAGAATTTTTGGCTGCCGGGATTTGCCCCCTCCTCGTGGAGGCGCCTTTGCAGCAGCAGTAGAGTGTCCAGGCCCAGATCCCTCATGCGGGTCCGGACATCGACCATGATCTCGTCCTTGACGCCACTGTAATGCTCGACTAGGGCCGCAAAGGTCGGATCGGACTGGATCGAGGAGATATATCCCGGCGAGTAGCCGGTGATGAGGCTAATCCTCACTGGGGCCTCGCCGATGGCGATAAGCCGGGCCAGTTGGTGATGGCTAAAGCGCAGGTCTTTGAGGGTCGGTTTGGGGCTCAGGGCTGGCGCCTGGGGCATGGCCAGGCGGACGATGTCGCCCTCGTCGAGGTCTCGGACATACGTGGCGCTGAGGACTAGGGGGCTCGGGCCGGAGCTCTGGCCCGGCCCTGGGCTCGGCACTGGCTCCTCGAGAGGCTGCTCTGCGGCGAAAGAGTCCATTTGGGGCCTTGGCTGGCGGGATGGCGGCGACACTGAGAACGGGCTGGGAGGAGTCTGGTCGCCGCTCGGGTGTCGCCGCCGGGCGCAGCACGGAGCCACACACTACGCCGCCGATAGGATGGCGCAGAATGGGCGGCAGGGCAAGAAGAATGGGCATGGGCGAAGGGGAATGGCGGCAAGCATGGGCGGCGGACACGGCGTGGGCGGAGCTGAGCTTGATAGGAAGGGCCGCGTGGAATGGCCGACTGTCTCTGGCCACCTAGCAAGGCCACGGTGTTTTTGCATCTCATATCGATATGTCTTTAGGCCCTTCCCTGTGGGCTCTCCGCTCGGCCAGTCCCCCGGCCATGTCCACGCCGGGCCAGGAGCATTGTGGCCAATGCGGACTGGCCTAAGACCCGCACGAGGCGGGCCTGATGGGGAACGTGATGTTTGGCGCGCGCTAGCTCGTGGTCGACGCAATCAACGCAAAGCACCAAGCTAGACTAGCGTTGCACCCTAGTTCACGCCAAGTGGCATCGAACACAACCCATACCCCGTGCGGGTCCTGGCGGACGATTCCGAGCGCGTTGCCATTCAATGTTATTCGGTATTCCATTTTGGGCTCCTCTTTGATCGATGATCCGACCCTAGCTCACGCTTCGGCCCGTGTCAACATAAATCGACATGACTTGGCATGCCAAATGAGCATGACGCCGATCTAATCCTCGCATGACATTAGATGGCCAGCGCGGGCCAAGGGCGGACATGAAGCCATTGGGCTATGCCTGGCCCGCCGATCTAATGTTGGCATTTTGTTCTAATTCACGAGCTGCAGAGGGTTGCATCGCGCAACTCAAGCGTGCATGGCTGGCCAACGAAAAGGGGCGCATTGCTGCGCCCCGATCCGATCCGTTGCTAGCTTGGGCGCGCTAGTCAATCATAATCGAGTCGATCAATTCAATCAACTCGCTAAATGCTTGCGCGCGTCCGGTTTGTATCTTGCCCTGTTGCACCGTGGCTGCGCGTAGTTGCAACGATATAGACTCGTCGCGCTTGCCCCATGCCCATTTGCGAATGTCGTCTTTAAATTGTTCAGCGGCTTGCAATGGGGTTAAATTGCCGAGTCGGAATGTGATCTGCATGACCTGGGCTCCTCTTTGTTGACAATCCGACCCTAGCTCACGCTTCGGCCCGTGTCAACATAAATCGACCCAGCATCACGAATAGTCTGGTTGCGAGCTTTCGGGCGCGAGGATCAGGTCTGATGGCGGACAATTGCATTCGGCAATCCGCTGATATTGGCCATCAATCATAACCGTGTCACGATACGGCCAATTACTGCCGTCATTTGCCAATTCGCCATTGAAGAATATGTTGCGCGCACCGTTATACCCGCGCCCCTCCGTGTAAGCGATGCTCTTACAGTTCCAACGGAGATTTGAATGATGCTTACACGTAAGATGAATGTGATTCATGACCTGAGCTCCTCTTTAATTGCCAATCCAATACTATCTCAAGCCTCGGGCCATGTCAACACAAATCGACATGGCCCGAAGGAATTATTTGGAGTCGACGTTGGGATCAGAAATCCACCCCACCCGCCTTGGCAGCCTGCTCGGCCAACTTCTGGCTTTCTCGCGCCTTACGGTCAAGGGTGGCCTGGGCCGACTTGCGGAGCTCGGCGTCGAACTTGGTCATATAGCCCTCGATGAACGAACTCCACGTGCGGGTCGTGCCATTGTCGAGGGTGAAGACATAGTCCGGCTTCGGAAAAGCCGTGCCGTTCTTGCCCCAGGCACCGGTAACGCCACTCGCGACCAGCCGCGCCTTGACCTTGTTCCGAGCCTCGAGGGCCATTTCGGCCTCGAGCGGGCTAAGCCTCGGCCCACGCTCGCCGCCATCGCCCAACGTGCCGGCGAAGATTTCGGCCAAAAACTCGGCCCGGACGGCTTCGCACTTGGCGGCGAACTCAGGGCTCTTCGAGAACTTGTTCTCCCGAAGCCGGGTTCGGATCGCGTCCTCGGCGGCCTTGCGGGCCTCTTTGACCGGCACTGGGTCCATGGCGTTGATGGCCTCCCGGACGACGTCGCTCGTGACGGCGCTCGAGGTCTCACTGCCGTGGATATGGGTAGCGCCACGATTGATGAGGGCCACGATCGAGGCCAAGGGGGTGTCGGCGATCTTGAACGCGTTGCCGCCCCAATTCCACGTGGCCGAGGCGATATTGGTATTGTCGGTATCGGACATGATGTTTACTCCGTTTGCCCCCGGCCCATTGCCGGGATGGAGAGACCCTAACCGACCTCGGCGGCAAAGTCAACGGGAAAATGCAAAGAGATGGGATTATTTTGTCATGGGCGACCAATGGACGACTCGCCATCCACTGGTCGCCGACAATGGTCGATTGGCTGCACGGGATGCGCCAACAAGGCCACACTTGGGCGGATCAAGTGTGGCCTTGGGCCGCCGACCATGGCCCTCGGCTCTTGCGCCCCGCTTCGGGCGGCGCATTCCCCATCCCATTCCCCGTCCCATAACGGACCCGCTTTTCCACCCACCCTTGTCCTCCCCCAATTCCCTGACCACGCTCCCTAGGCCACGCTTGGCAGGATCAAGCATGGCCTCGTGTGGTCTCTATCAATTTCCTTGCAATCGTGGTCTCTATCAAGCCGAGCCCCGCCAAATTCACCCCCCTCTTCCTATTCTACATATATATATTGTATAGAATAGGAAGAAAGCCCCAGCGCCAAGCGGCCAGCCCAGCGGCCAAGGAACTAGCTGGGCGGCCATGCGCAAATCGTGACCACACGGGGTGTGGCTCGGGTATTGGGAGAGGACAGGTATGGGTGGAAAAGCGGCCCCCTTATGGGCCGGGCCATGCGGTAGGGAATGCGCCGCCCCAAGCCCCATCCCATTCCCCATCCCAATCGGCCACCCTTGCGCCATTCCCGCCAACCCACCCTTGCACCATTCCCCATTCCCCGCCATAATGCCCACCCACCCATCCGGAGCCCACCCCATGGCAATCACCCAAGAGCAGATCATCCACGTCATCCAGGCCGGCCTCGACATCCGCCTCCGCCACAACGCCGACATGGCGGCAATCCGCGCCCAATTAGTCGC